AATGTAGCAGGCAAGCGGCCCGCTGGCTGTGAATATTGTTGGAAGATTGAGGACATGGGACGCGACGCCATTAGTGATCGTGTTTATAAAAGTAAAATTTATCCTATTGTTGCACTCAATGAAGCATATAACACTCCTTATACAGACGATGTTAATCTTCGAACTTTAGAAATTGCGTTCGATCGAACCTGTCAATTTGCTTGTAGTTATTGTAATCCTGCATTTAGCAGTACCTGGGTCAATGACATCAAACGTCAAGGTCCTTATACTGGACTTATTTCCGACGGCCGCAATCATTTTACACACATTCATGACAGCGCACAGTTATACAAGTATGGCGAAACAAATCCTTACGTAGAGGCGTTCCACCAATGGTGGGAGTCTGATCTACACAAAACACTGCAAGAATTGCGTATCACCGGAGGCGAACCATTGATGTCAGGCGGCACATGGAAGTTAATTGATTGGTTTAAAGACAATAAAGGAAAAAGTCAAACACGTTTAGCCATCAACAGTAATCTAGGTGCTGATGTTGACGTTGATAGATTGATTTCTAGCATTGATGGTGTTGATATTGATTTGTACACCAGTAATGAATCTGTTGGTGTACAAGCAGAGTACATACGTGATGGTTTGGACTATACTGTCTGGATGCAGAACATGGTTAAACTTATCGAGAGTGGTAAGTTCCGCGGTATCCATGTGATGTGTACTATTAACGCATTATGCCTTGACAGCTTACCAGAGTTTCTAGACCAGTTAGTTGAACTAAAGAAAAAGTACGGAAAAGACTATCCAAATTTCACACTAAATATCTTACGATTCCCCAGTTTTCAAAGTCCCTTGGTACTGCCAGACGACATAAGAACGCAATACAAGAATAAATTATACGGCTGGATGTTACATCATGCAGACTGTGATGTATTGCATGAACATGAGCGCAATCATATGTCTAGGCTAATTGACTATTTGGATGTGGTCAAGACGCCGCATAGTGATGCATTTGAAATGCCTAAACTGCATAATGATTTCAAAAAGTTTTATCAACAATATGATGCACGACGGAATAAAAACTTTGAAAAAACATTTATAACTTTAAAAGAATGGTATGACAGCCTACAAATACAACAGCAGTGACTTAGTTAAACCGATTGAATTAACAGAGCGTGAAAAGTTTTTATTGACAGACTCTAAGACGTTTTGCATCTATCCTTGGATCCATCTTCATGCCTATCCCACTGGTGAAGCATATCCGTGTTGTCATGCTGAAATGAAAGTAGGGCAGATAGGCAATTGCAAAACAAACACATTGTCCGAAATTTGGAACAGCCCCGAGCAAAAGAAACTTCGTTCCGACATGCTGTCTGAAACACCAAATTCTGCATGTGGACGTTGTTACGAGCAAGAACAATCAGGATTTTTCAGTGGCCGTCGCAGTGCCAACAAGCATCACGGACATCATATTGCTCGAGTAAATCAAACCGATGCAACCGGACACACTGATCAATTTGAAATGACCTACTGGGATCTACGTTTCAGTAATTTGTGTAATTTAAGTTGTCGTAGTTGCGGGCACATTTTCAGCAGTAGCTGGTACAAGGACCAAACTGAGTTGGCAGGACCTACATGGGCAAGTCAAAACAAGCCATTGAACTATGCAGGACGTTTTGCCACAGACATGTGGGAACAACTGATTGAACACATTGATCATGTGGAACAAATTTACTTTGCTGGTGGCGAACCATTGATGATGGAAGAGCATTACCTGATCTTAGAAGAATTAGAACGCAGGAAACGCTTTGATGTTCGATTGATATACAACACTAACTTCACACAGACTCGTCTCAAAAATCGTACTGTATTTGATTACTGGCGTAAATTTAACAGCGTGGCAGTGGGTGCCAGTTTGGATGCATCAGGCGCTCGCGGCGAATACATTAGAAAAGGCACAGACTGGGCCACAGTTGAACAAAATCGTCGTCAGATGATGGAAATATGTCCGCGTGTGGATTTCTATATTAGTCCTACCCTGAGTATTTTAAATGCTTGGCACCTGCCAGATTTTCATCGAGATTGGGTCAACAAAGGCCTGCTAAAGCCACAAGATCTTAATGTAAATATATTACAAGATCCAAGACATTTTAGAATTGATATTGCAACAACAGAATATAAAAAATCCATCGAAGATCGATATCAAGAACATTTAAATTGGCTGCGCCCATTAGACCAATTAAATCGTGCCACGGTTGGATTTGAAAGCGCCATTGCATTCATGAATAATACTGATAATACAACTTTATTAGATACATTTTGGCAAAAAACAAAGCAGCTAGATAGCATTCGCAACGAATTTGTATTGGATGCAATTCCAGAATTAAAAGCATTAATATGAACATCCCCCACGATAAATTTTGCGTATTACCTTGGATCAGCCTCGAAGCCAGCCCCATTGGCACTGTGAGACCTTGTTGTCTGGCCATCAATGAAATCGAAGATGATGACAACAACAAATACAAATTGGCAAATACCAGTCTGTTAGAAATACAAAATAGTACCGCAATGCGAGCTCTCCGCGAAGATTTTCTTGCAGGAAAAAAGCCTCAAACTTGTCGTCGTTGTTGGAATGAAGAACGTGCTGGTCGAACCAGTAAGCGCATGCATACTCTAGACCGGCTCAAGCATATGATTGATCCTAATCTTTCTTGGTCCACCGATGCTATGCCGTTAATGTTTTTAGATCTTAAACTAGGCAACATCTGTAATTTAAAGTGTCGTATCTGTGGATCTTGGAGTTCAAGCCAATATGCCACAGAAGAACTCAAATTCAATAAAAAAGAAGAACAGCGCGGCAATTTTGCCTATCAAATGCTCAAAGAAGGTGCATGGCCCCGGGAAAGCGAAGACTTTTGGAATGACTTAGACAAGCACTTAGACAATATACGTTACATTGAGTTCACTGGTGGCGAACCTTTTATGATTCGCGAACATTTTCAACTGCTTCGAAAACTAGTAGATACCGGCCGCGCCTCACAAGTAGAAATACACTACAATACCAATGGCACACAATATCCAGAAGAAGGCGAAAGCATTTGGAAACATTTTAAACATGTGGAAATTGCACTAAGCATCGACGATGTTGAAAGTCGTTTTGAATATCAACGCACCAATGCAATTTGGGAAGATGTAGTTGCTAATGTTGAAAAGTTCCGCCAACTGCGGAGTCGTAACACTAATATTACATTACAGGCTTGTTGTACTATTAATGTGTTTAATGTTTACTACCTTGAAACAGTGGCTAATTGGTTACTGCAACAAAAGTTTGACTTCATTTATTGGAACATGATGCACGACGCCTATTACTATAGCATTAGCACACTACCAGATGCAGCCAAAGAGGTAATTACTCAACGACTTATTACGGCCAATGTACCCGATAAAATATTAAAAGAGTTTGTTAGTGCAGCCGAGTTCATGAATAATGGCAACAGTCTTGATGGCCAACTGTTACGAATGAACATATCTGACCTTGACCGAAAGCGTAGTCAAAATTTAGCAGATGTTGAACCCGAGTTTGCAACATTAATCAATTATGTTAAAACCTAAATTATTATGTCGTTGTCGTACGTTTGAAAATACTCGTCGAGAAAAATTAAGTCAATATTTTCAGCTGGTTAATTATAATTCTGACTATGAATATAAATCAAGCGAGTATGATGCTGTATTAGAGGATTGGAATGATACTTTTTTTCATTGGCGATATAACAATAATTTAATACCACAAGCAAAATGGTATGACAAATTTGTCTATAACGGTAGCAAGTTTATAATTGATCATAGTTATGATAGCTACGTTAACGAGTCATCTTATTTTGAAAATAACAATACATATGTTTTAAGGTCTAAAAACTGGATCTGGATAAATGAAAATTGGCTTTATAGAAAAGCTGGATATAAAGATGTACTGCTACGCAATGTTCCTTCCCCTGATCCAACAAAGTTTTTTCTATTACTAATGAATTTAGAGCGAGCACACCGAACAGAGATACTCAATCGATCAACAAAATATCTTGATGATTCTATCTACAGTTATGTAGCTCGTGGTATTATACTAGACAATGAGCTATTGAACGATCGTGGATATATCAAGAATCAATGGGCATTTTATCCGCAACGATATTCAAATACTTATTTCAGTTTGGTTGCTGAAACAACAACTAATTTAATACGCCCGAGAGACCTTTCTCCTAATAAACCTATTTTTATTAGCGAAAAAAGTTTTAAACCTTTTGCATTTAAACATCCATTTATCACATACGGAACTGCTAACACGTTGCAATATTTAAAATCTATAGGGTTTGAAACCTTTGATCATGTTATTAACGAAACATATGATTCTATCTTAGACCCATACGAACGTTTAACAGCAATAATGATTGAGGTAGATAATTTGTATAAAGAATACAAGGAAGGAAAACAATTATTCAAAGATGCGTTATCACAAGAAAAACTCGAGCATAATTTTAATAGATTTTACGATGATGCTCTAGTAGATCAAATGTACGTCAATGAAGTTATAAACCCGATGTTGGAATTTATCAATGCTTGAAACCGCAGTCATTGGCAGCAACGGATTGATTGGTAGTCAAGTGGTTAAATTTTTTAGGCCAACACTAACTTTCAATTCCAATAATATTCATCAACTACCTAAACATCAATATAGTAAGGTAATCGTCGCAGCGCCATCGGGCAATAGGCGTCAAGCCGAAGCAGATCCTGCGGCAGATCGAACAAATATTGATCTATTAATTGACCAGTTAAAGCAAACTCCAATAGAAACAATAGTATTGATTGGTACCATTGATTCAATTGTTTACGGCGATACACATTACGGCCGCAATAGAAAACTATTAGAAGATTTTGTTCGCAGTACGTTTCCAGATTCATATGTGTTGAGATTATGTACACTAATTGGGACAACTATTAAAAAGAATGTGCTATACGATTTAAAACATGGTCAATATTTAGATTCAATCAATCTCGAATCCACACAACAATGGTATCCTTTGAGTAGTTTAGAGCAGGATATCAACCGTGCAATATACAATAAAACACGCGATCTTACGCTAGTGTCCGAACCTATAAAAAATAAAGAAATTGTTGATCGTTTCTTCCCTAATTGCTCAATTGGTGTCGTATCTGGAACACCGCTGTGTTATAATATAGCACCCGTATATTTCAGCAAAGAAGAAATATTTGACGAGATGGCCAAATATCTAAAATGAAAAAAGTTTACATCTGTGGCGATAGTTTTGGAACTAACGATCCCGAATACAGCAACAAATCTTGGGTTGATCAGTTAACTGCTCGTTTAAAAAATACCGCCACTGTTATAAACTTGAGTCGGGTGTGCGCTAGTAATTTGCACATAGCACTACAAGTAGATCAAGCCATTGAGGACCAAGCTGATTTTATAATATATCTAGCAACTGCCAGCACACGAGAAATTGTAAAATTACGCTCGTTAAAACAACATAAAAAATTACTTGATCGTATAGTTGATATCACCAAGCCCGGACACACACCAGATTTAACATCATATTCATTTGGTAGCTTAGATGACACAACACTTTTCAACTCAGCACAACTGTTATTATTAAAACAATATCACGCAGAGTTTTTTGATATTGATGTTGAAGTTTACAAAAATCGTCTTATAATTGAAGCTGCACTAGAACATTTAGTTGATAGCCACATTCCATTTTTGTTTGACCGTGGCGGCTTTGAACATCCTAGTTTTTTAAATAGTACGCCCGTTGAGTATTTTAAAAAATATGCTAAATTTTTTAGTGAGATTAATTTGTGGGAGTGGGTTGTTAATCAGCCAATGACACACAGGCCCTACTATCACATTAAAGACATGCAAGTACATACACGTATTGCTGATTATTATTACAATATAATAATTTCTCAACTATGAACAAACCCGAAACACTTTGCATGGCGCCGTGGACGCACACGTATCTTAGCCCACAAACAGAACGACGACTGTGTTGCGCCAGTCGCGAACCAGCACAAAGTTTTGAACAATATATTGATACAGCAGCGGGCAGCGGCAAATATCATCCAATCACGCTAGAAGAACACTGGAACAGTGAACATATGCGCTCTGTGCGCCGCCGTATGATGGCAGGAGAAACGCTGCCTGAGTGTGATGTATGCAATAACAAACTGCTAAACACAGATGTTTACCGCAGCTATTTTTGGGCAATGTTCAAACATAAATATCCTAGCATTTGGGAGACCACGGATGTCGACGGTACGACAAGTATGCTACCAGTTAGCTGGGACTACAGGTTCAGCAACTTGTGCAACTTTAAATGCCGTATGTGTGGTGATATGTTGTCAAGCGCATGGGAAAGTGAGCAACGCCAACATAATATGATTAACTGGCACGATCCAAAAAACAATTGGATGCGTCCCGACATACGTAAGGAGATAACGGCCTTCCAGGATCAGCAAATTGAAGCAGAATTTGCGCAAGCTGTTGAGGAACACCGCGTAGAAGAAATATATTGGGTAGGTGGTGAGCCACTGATGTACGAGCAACACTGGCGCTATATGAAACGAGTTGTTGAACTTGGGGATGGTCCCAAAGTATATGCAAGATACAACACTAATCTATCTCGCGTTAATTATCGTGGTATTGATCTTTTTGATGGGATTATATGTCGCCTTCGTGATTGGCAAATCTGTGCAAGCCTTGACGGTACCGGACGAATTGGAGAATACGTTAGAACAGGTCTCGAATTCGATTCATGGCGCAAGAATTATGATCGAGCAGTTGCAGCAAGCACTCATCGCCGCCAAGTCCGAATCGATTTTACTCTTACGCTGCCCGGAATGTTCGAAGTTGGGAACATTGTGCGACTCGCACAAGAAACTAACACAGATATCCTTGCCAAAGTAGTATTTGGATTTACGCCCGACATTGTAATGAGCCCGCTGGCGCTACCGCGGCATTTACTTGATCCGTGGGTGGATGAGTTGATAACTACATGTTCAGGTGCTATGCAAGATGTTTTGCTGCAACTAAAAAATCGCCCTACATTTGCAGAACAATGGCCTGACGAGTGGCGTGAAGGATTGGTTAAAGGCAAGCAGCGAATACTAACACTAGAACAAATACGCGAAGACAAGTTTACCATGGCTGACATATTGGCAGGCCGTCCCGAAATATTAGAATGGTGGAATCAAATTGACTGTTAAAGTTGTACTGCGCAATCCGTTAAAACACTCGGATCAAGTTGACTATACAATAGAGGCTGCTGACAATGCGTTAGTGCGCGACTGGATTCCAGCATTAAAAACTCTGCTGCAATCGGGTAACTCGCTTGAGAAAAACTTTTGTTTTATGGGTTTTCCAAAAACAGCACGTACACTTGAATACTTGTGCGATCAAGTAAATCAAGCGTCAGCAACAATAAACAACTATTTTGATGATTATTCCATTGAAGAAATATTTAGGCCCAGCACCGTTACAACAAAAAATACTTCTCCCGACTATCCTAACATTATACAATATAAGCCTAATCACAATGTATTAAATCAATTACACAATCACTTTGAAGTGCTACAAGGTACAGTTGGGAATTTAAGCAGTTTCTATCATCGTGCTGACTATGAAACCAAATATGCCATACGACAGTTGAATAATATCTGCCACGAAATGGAATCGTTAATTCTTAGCCAACATAAATTAGCAACTGCTCCTTACTGGGTTCGTCCCAGTCAAATCACTACATTTCTAGCGGCGCCGCGATATGAGTTAAAAGATGAACACAGAGAAGGATTTGCAACAAATGGTTATGATCGTGTATTGGGTGGCGTATATATGCATTGGGCTCAGATAGGCAAAACATTATTTGAAGTATTTCGTGATGAAGGTGCACCTGTTTTAACAGATACTGTTTGCGAAGCTATTACTGAACTAAAGTACTACAGTGGCGAATTTGACATTGAATGGGGCAATGATGTGGTGTATGGTGGTAATAGAGAATGGCATAACAAAGAACAAGATCAGTTCCGCCAATGGTTAACAGCCAATGGGCACGATCCCACTAATACCAAACTGAGTTTAGGGTATTTGCCAATTGGGCAGGTATTATTACAAGAAAGTTTCGGCACAACCGACCATCAAGCAATTTGGGACATACTCAGCTCACACTTAGATATATACAAGATTGAAGTTGGCGGTGTTACAGGTACGTTTGACTATTGCTGGACAGATTCTGATTATAAGCAACGTCAGATTAACATGATGCGCCCGGGTTACGATTACAAAGGAAGTATAACATGAACTGGATTAAAAATTTGATCAACCGTATTCGTTTAGAAATACGCTATCGTAAAAAACTTAAAGAATTGAGACGTAGAGACCCTTTCATATATAAATGAAATTGAAAAAGTATTTGGGCATCAGTGCGGGATTTCACGATGCTTGTGTCAGCTTGATTGACAGCAGCGGCAATGTGCTGTTTGCTGGCCATGCTGAGCGTTACAGCAAGCGTAAGAATGACGCACACTTGAACGATCAACTTATAGCAGCGGCGTTGGATCGTGGTGTGCCTGATCACGTGGCATATTATGAACGCCCATGGTTTAAGAAAATACAACAACTTTATTCGGGACAATATCATGAAGCATTCGATACTGGCGCTTTTACTCTTAGTCAGTATCTGCGCAAACATCTATCTCCTGGACCAGAACTCAATGCTTTACTCAACGCTCAACACAGCTATCACAATCATCATCAAAGTCACGCAGCCGCAGGATTCCAAACCAGTCCATTTAACCGAGCCACCGTGGTTGTAATAGATGCTATCGGCGAGTTAGATACCATTTCTATTTGGGGCGCGGAATACGATCGCAAAGGACAAGCAGTATATAAACGTCTTTGGGTGCAGCGTTATCCTCACTCAATTGGACTATTTTATTCAGCTATTACAAAAAGATTAGGACTGCATCCCCTTGATGAAGAATACATTACAATGGGCATGGCTGCTTATGGTAGGCCCGCTTGGGAAGATAACTTAAAGCATTTGTTAGTTGAGCATGAATGGGACGCTGAGTTTAAAGAAAACTTGCATCTAGGTCTGCCTGAAAAATTTCTTGAACATGCAGACGACTACGACATTGCTGCCAGCGCCCAGGCCTTGTGCGAAAACTTAATTTACAACATCATGCGCCGTGCCCAAGACTTTGGCTGGAGCAACAACTTGGTATATATGGGTGGCGTAGCACTAAACTGTAGCGCCAATAGAAACTTAGGTTATTATTTTAAAAACATCTGGATCATGCCCAATCCCGGTGATGGAGGTAGCAGTTTAGGTGCAGCCGCATTGGCATATGGGCGGCAGCTCTACTGGAAGGATGCTTTTCTCGGCGATAATATCGGCGGATCTTATCCCACCAATGCTATACTTGACCGTTTGCTAACTGATCGTATTGTAGGCGTAGCTTCGGGTCGTGCTGAGTTCGGTCCCCGCGCACTGGGCAATCGTAGTTTACTGGCTGATCCTCGCGGCAACGATATAAAAGATCGTGTAAATGAAATCAAGCGGCGCCAAAAGTTTAGACCCTTCGCTCCAGTTATACTAGAAGAACTGGCCGACAAGTATTTTGACATGCCCCCGGGCTTTGGTACAAGTAGATACATGCAGACAGTGGCCGCATGCCGCATGCCTGATCTTTATCCGGCTATAACACACGCCGACGGCACTAGCCGTGTACAAACTGTACCCAAAGACGAAAGTGGAATTCGTGAGTTATTAGAAAAATGGTATGTGTTGACTGACTGCCCTATGTTACTCAACACTAGTTTAAACATACGCGGTGAACCAGTAGTGAACGACCGTGGTGATGCCGATCGCTTTGAACAATTATACAACGTTAAGGTTTGTAGTTAGAGATAAGTTTCAAGTCCACCACGCCGTGTTAGATCCTGGGTACAACAGCTAATACCACCATCCCAGAAATAACTATGGCGGAGTTCACATATGATAGGATTAATGCGATGACGTTTACAGTAGTCAAACACATCTCTATTGTAAGCAGAAAAGATTACATTTTCTTCATCTAATACCAAACAGTTAACATCAAAAACTGTTTCAGCAACAAAGCCAGTCCATTTGTTTAGATAAGTGTTAACAAAGTCAGTGAACTCGGGTGTAGGTGTCTGTCCCTGTACATACCATGCTCCGGGGCTTTGCTCGTACTTAAACTTGCCCACTTCCATAGCAGCCCATATGCTACTATCCCAAATCTTTAACACTTCCCATCCAGGAAAGTCTTGGGCAAGATTAAGATTAAAATCGTGTTTGCTTGACAATAACACACCGGGTTTAAGAATGGCAAATACAGCATCGCCGTGGCCGTCGGTAACAGCTTCGTGAATACGATATTCAGAGCTTAAACAATTTTCTACAATCCATTTTGTTTGTTCAGGTTTTAGAAAATCACTGTTGTCAAAAAAAACGTCGCGGCCCACACGCACTATACAACTAGCCGATGCACCATTTAATATACAATTTGAATCCCACGTTGCGCCGTGTGGATTAATCACCTGACTAGCATATTCAGCACAAATTTCATTTAATTCTGTCATTGGTAGCACACGCAGTAATTTTTGTCCCAGCGTTATTTGCCAATCGCGTGGTGTCAAAGGCGGTAACGGAACACCATTGCCACGTGTTTGTTGATTTTGAAACTCATGTATATCAGGAAGATTAGGGCGCCTAACACGGGCACCATAAGTTTCGATGGTTTTTTGTAAGTTGTTTAAATCCTCTTCAGTTTCGGCCAGTATCTGTTGCAGTTGATTACGCACCTGGGAGTTATCAATGAAATCAAAGTAATCGGGACTATAAGCACGACCCACAATTACTTCTTCAAGAGGCTGCCAACTGGTGTAGGAATTAATCATTGCGTAATCTTTCTAATAGGGTATTTAATCTGCTGCTTTTGCTGCCTAAAAATAATTGTTGATTGTGCTCAATGTCCTTGCGGCAAGACTCAAACCATGTGTGTAAATTTTGCGATTGTATTTTGGCTATTGCGGCCTTAACTGCAAGCCATCGCTGTGTATTATCCGTTATTGTATCATAACTGTTATCTATAGCGTGATCAAATGTTCGATAACCGAGATTTCTTAGTGCTGCCAACGATCCCGGGCATCCAACAATAACAAGCGGTTGCCCGTGCTTGACTGGTTTAAATGTTTTTTCAGTAAGAAATGCGCCGCCCGAACCGTCGGCATCAAAGTGTGTTTCGAGTACAATGTTGCAATATGAGTCAGTGTAGTGTGAAGTTTCGGTAAGGTGATGATTGTTTTGTTGCTCAATGGTAAACTCGTCGCAAGTGTAAGGACCGTTGCTTAAAAAATCTGCAATGTCAGACCGTATGTCTAATGTGTCTACTTCAATTGGATTGTCTGTTTCGTGCTCATTTAACGCCACATCAGTTCCATAACTCCATAGGCAGTTATCTAACAAGCCTGCCCGGCGTAAATCAGTCATTACAGTTGCCCGCCACCACTTATGCGTTCTGCTTAATACAGTAAAATTGTAGGGACGGGAATTGCTATGTATCTGTGTTGGTTCTGTTTGCTGATTACGATGCCAATAAAGCAGTTCGTGGTCGGGAAAATATATAAAATTTTCAATAGCATCAGCTTGCGTGTTGCCACTAATAAACTTGTAACAGTTGGGAGGTAAATTGTTTAAATCACACAAATGGTCAAGACGCTGTTTAATCTTATCGGGATTGTCGCCTTCGTGATAGTAAAATAACGCACGTATTCGCCCTGACTGTAGGCCAAAGAATACATCATCGTTTAGCAGCGCAAAATAATCAACATCAAAGTTAAAAAACCCAATCCCTATCCCATAGTAAGAGCCGCGCGGATAGTTGTTGTCGTTCAAATCATACAAGCGATAGGGTATGCTGTGGGTGTTGAGATGTTCATACAATTCCATAGGAACTGTATTAGGCCAATGCTGAACAAATTGACGCCATTTGTGTGTATAAGGTTGCGCAGTCCAGCGTGCTAGTGCTGGATAAGCCTTGCCTTGGATGATGTTGTCAGATACAAAATTAATATTTGAGTAGTCCATCAAGCATTTTGGTTAATTCTAACCATAGTGTATGAGTAAGCCCACCGTTGTAAAAATGTCTATAGTTGTGTTCTACAGCGGGCAAACAGGCACGATGTATTTCCAACCTTTCACGATGGCTTAAATTATCTAAATCTTTAAGTAAATCGGTTACACGCTCAAGGCGGCGTATATCATCAGTTTCTTCATCATAACTTTCATCAAACACATCGCCAAATGTTTTAAAACCATAACTCCGCATGTATTCTAAGCTGTGCGCCGGTGCCACTAAAACAAATGGCATTTCTAGAGCAATAGCCTTAAATGTTTTTTCTGTTATGTGAGTTCTGCGGCCAAAATATAAAGTTTCTGTAGGAACATATACCAAACTGTCTTCTGCTTCCCTAAAATTAGTAAGCCAACAACTGGTCATCTGCTGTGTTTCTTCGCCAGCAAATAATCTTGGCAAATCAGCTTGCTCAAGAACTTGCGAAATATCAGAATATGTGTTACAATACTTTTGTGCTATTGTACCGATATCTACTTGCTCATAAGAACAAACACGCGGCGCACTAATATGATTATTTTCTAAATTCTTTTTGAATACGTTATATAAAAACAATACGCGATGATCACGTTTACCACCAACAATGCGATTTGGGCTCATAAAAGTTTTTGTAGGGGTTCGTTCTCGCGCTCGAGGTATTAAAAATGTTCTATCATAGCCACGAAACCAATCTTGACAAGCCCAACCGTGATAAAAGTAATAGTGACTGCGCCAACCGTATTTTTCACATAAGCGTTCAACGTATTCGCCCTTTTCACTTACAATAATGTTACCAGGAAAAAGAATTTCCGTTCCGGGTCCTTTTGGTTGTTGAGTATCTAAATTTCTTCTTATTACATCATCAAATAATGGCTTATATTCATCAATCCAGCAAGGTTCCTGATCGTGCATGAATACATAATCATTTTCTACAATGACATCACTGCCCAAGTTAAATAGTGCATCGGGACTGGTATTGCCCGGTGGATCACAATAAAACAATCGAGTGCCTGGTTTATTTTTTTCAAGCCACGGCCAAAAGGTATTATTATAAATCTCGTCTATTCTAATCATGTTTGATGTATTTTACACAGGTGTTAAACCCAATTTGTTTGCTCATGAACAGGCAGTAGATTCTATTGAAGAAGCACAAGAGCTTAGTCGCACTCGTTTCTTTTGGTTTGTCAATTACTTATCTGATTATAGCGGCTTTGATTTTCTTTGGGAACCCAAACCTTGGGAGGCGCATCAGCGCCATGCCTGGCCAAGCCAATGGCAAAAAGATAGCGGTACCTATCTAGTACCTAAACAAGGGTATAGCGAAACCAACTATAGGGGCGACTGTGCAATTAAACGTTTGCCCGATACGTCTAATTGGTTTGTTCCCGATACATTTGATGGAAGCAGTTTTGATTTTTCTTGGCATCCGGATCCCACCGAGCCTGGCTACATATATCAATTTGGTACACAACATCAACGCACAGGCGGCCCCCAGTATATTGTAAACGGTGCTTCTGACTTAAAATTCTGTGACCAAATTAAGGGTAGTGTTAAATCTGGAGTAACCCCCATTATTGAAATAAATCATATGGATGGTAATGCTGGACTTGTACCAGGTGTAATATCTACTGTACGTTATTTTGACAACTATAAAGACACACTATCTAGAATTGCAAATACAGTAGAGCACGAATACATTTGGATTGTTAGTAGTGTATGTGATTACACTAATTTTGATTTTTCCTGGCACCCAGAATTATGGCAAAACACCATGCTGCATGTGTTTGCCAGCTCTGGTGAAAAATTTGGTGACACATTTTATATGCATGTGCCAAGTTTTAAAAATCGCATAAAACAGTTTGACTTGCTAGACTGGTATGATTTAAATTTTATCAACACATCAGTTCCGCGCAGGCCACTGCCTATTGTGCGGCACACCAGTGACAGCCAAGCTGAACCCGTTAAAAATGAATCTTGGCTCGGTCCGTTGGCAGTATTTGCTGCCCACGATCAACCAGTTAACTCAGTTCCGTGCGTACCACTGTGGCGTGAAAAAACCAAAACAATTGTTCCTTTAGATGCCAGTGGATCGACTGTTGTTGTTCCTCGAGTGGCCATTCCATATATTAAAACACAGTTGTATGATTATCCTTACATAGACAAAACTAAACGAAATATGTGCAGTGACGAACCACTGGACATTGTGTTCATTAGCAACGGTGAGCCAGTGGCCGACCAAACATTTACACATTTACAAAATGTTGCTGCTGACTTGTTTAATAAGAAAAAAATACATCATGTTGATCGTGTAAACGGCCGTGCTGCTGCCTATCATGCTGCTGCACAGGCCAGCACCACACCGTGGTTTTTTGCTGTATTTGCCAAGTTATTTGTAAATGAAAGTTTTGATTGGTCCTGGCAGCCTGATCGCATGCAACAACCCAAGCATTACATTTTTCATGCGCTAAATCCAGTTAACGGACTTGAGTATGGACATCAAGCAATGATTGCTTATAATAAACAATTGGTATTAAACAATCCCGGACATGGACTGGACTTTACACTTGACGATGCGCACGAAGTTGTACCAATACTTTCAGGTACTGCTGTGTACAATATGTCGCCGTGGGTAGCGTGGCGTACTGCATTCCGCGAAGCAATTAAACTAAAAAGCAGTTTGCCCGATATTGACAGTGAGTATAGACTGACGCAATGGTTAAGCACCAATCCTGGAAGTCAGCATATATTAAATGAGGAATGGAGTCGTTGGGGTGCCGAAGACGCTGTTGACTATTACGACCAGGTTAACGGGGATTTTAGGGCACTTAAAAAGAGCTACGAGTGGGACTGGCTCTCGTCTTACGCTTTTATGAAAAGAAGTTTAACACCCGATCAGCAATAACATCTACTTCGCTGTCGGTCAATTCGGGATAGATGGGCAAACTTAAACAACGACGGCTTAATGAGCTGGCTGCACTTAACATGCTTGGTCCCGTGTACTGTCTATAGATGCCAATTTCATGCAACGGTTGTTCATAGTGTATTTTTGTTTCAATACCCAACTCTAGTAGAGTATCTTGGAGTTGGTCACGACGATCAACTTCAATAACAAACTTATGATGTGCATGTTCGTCTATATTAGTGTCATCAATAAGGCATCGCACCGGGGAATCTTTAAAACGCTCAATATAATGACGACTAATTGCAGCACGACGCTGTTGCCATTCGTGCAAGTATTGTGTCTTAAGCAGCATTAGTGCACATTCTAGCTCGCTCATTCGACTATTAGTGCCCGCAACATCACCGTCGGGCTTCCCGTTACCCCGCCATTTACGAGCAAAACTTGCCAAGTCTTGACTGTCGGTTATAATGGCACCACCGTTACCATACGCAGATAAATTTTTTGTTGGATCAAAACTAATGGCTGTGGCTTCACCTACTCGCATTGAATTATTGGCTAACCAATGCTGGGCACCGTCTTCGATTATAAGTTTGTCACTTCTTGTCCAATAGTTCCACCATTTAACTCCGTTAAAGTTACTAAGACTGGACCCATACAAGCCCACAAGTAATATAGCCTGATAACTGGTGTCGGGAACAGCGTTTATATTAAACAATCCATAGTTGTCAGTGTCAATGAACACCACATCCCACCCCGCTCGAATAAAAGCATTGGCAGTAGCCGCGTAAGTAAGCGTAGGTATTAGTACTGTGGGCGGGTGCGGCACACCAGTATATTCTATGGAGTATTCAGCAATGATTTCTAATGCTTGTGTACCCGAATGGCAAGTGATTGCATACTCACTGTGATTAGTGCGGGCTAACCAATCTTCAAAATTCCGAGTGTACTTACCATTCATCAGTTGTCCACTAGACAACACGCTATCAGTTACATCCAGTAACTCATCGCGAAGTTGTTTATACTGTCTTTTGAGACCAGTAAACGGAATTTTCATAGTATCTTTCAAATCCTTCGGCGATGTTCACAGTTGGATTAAAGTTTAGATCTCGGCGTGCAGCGTCGATGTTCAAGGATCCGCGACTGGGGAAATTTAAGTCTCGATCCTGTACTCGAATAGTTCCAGATCCTACAATATCAATGATTGTTTCGGCTGCTTCTAATAGTGTGATCGCATGACTTCTTGTGAGATTATAAGTGTTATTGGCTGCATGATCAGACAATGCGGCTTGCACAATACCTGCTGCCAGATCTGTTACATATGTAAAGTCTAATTCTTCATCGGGTCCATTTACTGACAACTCACCACCGCGCATAGCAGTAAGCATGAACTTGGCCACTACACGATCTTCAACATCTAGTGGACCATAAACAGCAGAAGGACGAATAATTACTGCTTCGATGCCCGACCGCCGAGCATAGTCTCGAACAAGCCATTCACCTGCTAGTTTCATAATACCATATTGTCCTTGTGGATTGCATACAGCATCTTCGCGTACATCGTTATCAAAATCTCCATAAACCATTGAGCTGGAAATATAAACAAACCGACGCACACGATTCCGCACGGCACTTTCAAGAAGATTAAGCAACCCTTCCATCATGGTACGACTACCCCACCCAGGATTGCTGTTAACTACTTTTTGCCTTGGAAAGCTGGCCAGGTGCACAATCACTTCGGGTTGATGTTTACCAACTATGTAATCAATGGTATCACTACTTTCAATTGATGCTGTATATACTGGGCTGGCAATATTTTTCATACGTTGGCTCAATAGATAATCTATTTCTGCTTGTGGAATAATGCCATAGGTGGTTTTGTTATCAATAATAGCAACTTCGTGTTTTAATTGCTCCAATGTTTTTACAACATTGTGCCCTATAAAACCGCAACCACCTGTAACTAAAATATTCATTGGAATTTTAACTTGTAAAAAATTAAATCAGCTTCGCCTAATTTTGCACATATTTGATAGTGATGGTAGTAATCAAATGTTGGTGCACGTTGCCACCAAGGCGTTTCAACCGAGTGCTCCATTACCCATTGTCCTGCATCGCTTTTTTCCCACTTCAGTATTGGCTCGGCTGCATAAAGATCCGGATCTTCAACGTCGGGTACATTAAATGTGTGTACTATAACCGTTGACGTTTTCATGTCTACTATTATAGCATAAAACAATCAATTAGCAACCAACTCGGAAGACATTGGAAAGATTTTTGCAATAGTTTCTGCACAAGCCAGTGCAATTTGTTGGTGCTCTTTTTGCGTACCGTTTCCCGATCTCAGTTGGATAAAATGAATCCAAGAACGTAGTGTGCCGTTCATATAAAGACGAGATACAGTTAGCCCTTCGGGCAGCACAGCGCGAGCTTGCTCCTTGGCAATGCCATTGCTAATAGCCCATTTGTACGCATTTTTAGCTGTTCGTATTACAGCTTGTTGTTGCTCTGCCCACAATCGTTTCAGTTCACGATCGTCAATTTCAATAGAGTTTTGTCGGTTCTTTGTATCTTGTAAGCGAGCTTCCCGCAACACAAAAGCCAAGTCATTTACTGGATCAGCATAGCGTTGGGAAAACTCTTGAAAACTAAAACTGCGATGTCGTAGTATTTGACGAGCAATGTCTCGCGTGGTTTCAATTTCCAAACAAGCACTGACCATTTCAAGTGGGCTCCAGTGCTGATGACGAATCAAATAGCGTATTAGTTTTTCGCTGGTGTCAGTGTTTAACTGATTAGCAGGATTGCTTACGCGGGCACAGTAAGCAATAAGTTCCTGCGCATCTTCAATTCCTAAGTTGTTAAATTCTTCAGTGGGTTGGCTATAAGATAAAAGTTTAACTGTCATTTAAGACCATGTAATATTTTATTAGTTTCGGGTTGAACCATGTTGGCAACAGCAACTACATCTACAACAAAATCTACATCGCGAATTTCTTTACGCGGATCATCAAAAATTCTAGTAAGCATGGCTTCGATTTCTTCTATATTCATGCCTTGCTTTTGCAATGAAACTAGATTAAATGTTTTTTGACGACCACCGTGAAATTTTATTACGATTTTTTTGATGCACTCAAGCGGTACGTCAGTTTTTGTTGTATCTGCAATTATGTGTTCCCAGGCGGTGATAAAATCGTCACTGGGTTCAATCATTTACGCGGTCTTTACTTTGCTGGGTCCACGACCACGACGTGCTTTAGGTGCTGCAACAGGTGCTGCAACAGGTTCAGCAAATGCTGGTACTTTAGCACTGGGACGTTTGACTGTGGGGTCAAGACGCTCAGCATCCTTTTTCATTTTAGCAGCTTCAGCAATCATAGCCTTGGCATTGATTTCCATGGTCTGTGCCTGCGCTAACATATTAGCAGCAATGTCGCGATCGCTTAGTGCGCCTGACTCGGATGCTTTTAGTACCGGAGGAGCCACAAAAGCCGACTCAGCTTTACGAGCTTGCGACGCTTTAAACTCAGCTTCTGCTTTACGCTTGACTGCGGGATCAACTAAACCACGGCTAGCATCACTTTCAGCTAATCGGCGCACAGCTTCTTCACCTTGTTTCATTTCATTGAGCATTTTGTTCAGCTCATCAAGCCGCATTTTTGATTGTGCAGTTGGTGTAACTAAAATGTCAGCGGCACGAACTTTTTTAATCATGCGCTCTACGTGGAGCGTTTCTAAAATAGGACGTCCATCGGGCAAATAGCTACGATGTAGCGCATCAGCAAATTCTTCAGATGCTTGACCAGCATCGCTTTCCAAAACTTTTTGCACAGCATCTTGCCAGTGTGCATGCAGAGTCTCGGGATAAATTACCAAACACATGTGTTCTTCGTTTGGTACTTGACGATATAACACACAGACCTTGCGATCTCCATGTTTACCTACGTGTTTCATAAATGCCATTGTTACTCTCCTGTGTTACTGGCCGCAGATTGTTCCTGTGCCTGAGCTTGCGCTACTACCGCTTCTAAAAAGTCTGTTAGTTTGTTATAAACTTCCCCAACATCCTTCATTTCTGCTGCACGGAATGCACCACGTGTACTGGCTAGGTCAATTATGTTTTTTAAAAGACCTAAATCAGCAATGGTTATTTGTTTATTTTCCATACAGATATTTAATGTAATCGTTTGCTAATAAAATTTTTTCTATTGGTTAGCAAGCCCAAAATTAGTCATTTAGGGCAAATTGATCACTCTTTTGTGATAAAACGCCGCCAACTATCTTGTGCATCTTTAACTGGTTCTAGTCCTTCGACTTTGTTCCAAGTTGGTGGAACAGCAATAACACTGAACAGCGCACTGGTTCCAAAAATGTTGTCAGTGTTGTTTTTAAAGTTACCAGGATTGTAGTTACGAATGCAACCCCAATACAAGTGATAGCCAATGCCAGTTAGTATATCGTAAATTTTGTCCAGGTGTGGGGACTCTTGTGCTTCGTAATAAACAAGGGGAAAATTCTTTTTGATTTTGTCAAGACAGCCTTGAATAACACCTAACTCCGAACCTTCAGCATCAATTTTAATCAAGTGTGGAGGTGGAATGTCTACATCATCCAATCGAACAGCTTTGGCCTTTGCTCCAGTTTCTTTGTTGATCAGCACTTCCCCATAGTTGCCGGGCACGGTAGGATCAAACTCTTGAATAAGAATGTCCCCGGCAACATTAGTAGCAGCGGCTTTGTGCAATGTTACATTCTTAAGCCCGCGAGTGTTTTCCTTTAACATTTCATAGTTTAAAGGGTTAGGTTCAAAGCAGTGAACTTGTGCACCGGTGGAGGCAAATGCTGTGGCATGAACGCCAATGTTGGCGCCCACATCATAAATTACCTTGGGTTTGTTTTGAATGTTGTTGATTACATCTAACAAGAAGTCAATTTCGGGTTGACCGTACTCACCGTACAATCGCAAACTACGGCCAATGATTTGATCATTGGTGTAAAATTTAAACTTTTTATGATAACGTGTTTCAGTTACTTCTTTAAGTTCTTTTGGTTTGGCATTCTTGGGTTTTTTAACTATTGACATTTTACTTCCTTATTCTTCTGCTCTAAAACTAGTACAACTGTCATTCCACACTTCTTGTGCTTGTTTTTTGTACAGTTCTAATTCATATTCGCCTAGTGCTGCTTGATACTGCTCTTCGGTAAGATTGTGCCAGCCCACACACTTGCCAGTGGGACTACGTCCGCAACCACAGCGACCAAACTCTTCGGGATTTTCTTTTACTCTAACTTGCATGTCTTTTTTTCGGGAAAAGATACGATCATAGTTGCTACCATATACATCTTGTGATACGCTAAAGGGGCGTGGTGACGAACCTTTACCTGACATTAAACCATCTCCTCCACGACCCCTAGTAGTTCTGCACCAATAAGTAAAGCGCCTGCATATGCTACTTCGCCATACAGTAAAGCCAAGCCAGCGGCAATCCGAATGCCACTTTTTACAAGGCTAACATAGAAATGACCTTTGCTGGTATTAAGATTCATAATTTTTTCCACATGTACAATTTCGACCTTGATTGCAATCGTGATTGCAATCGCTTGTTGGTAATGCAATAACAATATTATACACGATTACAATTGTTAATGCAACGATTATTAACAGTATCATATTAATTATGGCTCACTAAATCAGACACGCACAATTTCAGGACCCGGGCTTTCAAAGTCCAGACCAGCGGAACGTCCTTCAAAACAACGACCATTCCAGGTCATTGTTAATTTAACTGAACGGTTTAGTGCTACTGAAAGACTTTGTTTCTCTCGGAATGACAGCACATCTGCTGGCATTTTTTTGCCACTTGCCACTGCCGTTACTTGGCATTCTTGACTGTAAATGTTCATAATTGTGTTAAGTTCGTAATTTTAAATCTCGGTATTTGACTCTTAGCTGTTTGTAAATAACACCGTCAATTTTCAATGGTAGATCCAGGTGAACAGTAACCATTGGTCCTTCAAGTTCATTGCGCATATTGTCGCAACCAACTGTACCTACCCAAGGTGCTTTTTTAAATCGTCCTTCCACACGATCGCCAATTTGGTATCGGGCAACAGGACGATTTTTACTAAAGTATTCTGCTAATGTTGACAAGGTGTTACTATTTAATGAAGCTTGAGATGACCGGTATAGCAAATATAAGTACAAGAAGCAGAACGATTACAAGATCAACTGATCTAATCTTGCTCCCACTCCACTCGTTTAACGAGTCTGCGATTGTTTCTTTTATGTCTTTCATTTTGCTTGTTTTTCTAACTCTGTAATTCGTTTTTCCAATGCATTAAACTGTTCAGCAGTTTGGATAATAATTGCTTGATTGCGCCGCGCAAGTTCTTTATTGTTTTCAATTTCCTGTTGATTAAGCGCAATCTGCTGACTTTGTAATTGGTCAGCTTTGTTGGACAGTTCGTGCAGTTTACTTAGCGTTTCGCGGTTCTGTTCCGACAAATTTCTCAGTTCCGAAAGACCGATAGCCATGAACAATATAATCAGTATGGCCGCTACAAGCAGTATGACATTTTGTAAAGCAAATATCCCTAACCATTCTGAATTTTTTATTGTTTTTCTTAGCAAATCAATATTTTTATTATCCATAATTGAATATTTATGGATTTAGTATTATACGCAACCTGTAGGCTTCGGAAGTCCCCCATATTTGGTAATCTTTTTCATGGGCGCACTTTTGAAAATATCATACAATGGACCAGCTTTACGATCCATGCCCAATGTTTTTGCAAACTCACGAATAGGTGGAACCACTTGATATTCATCATAGTATTCCCGTGCCTTCATAACATAACCTTCAATTTCTTCGGTTATTTCAAAGTCATCTTCCTGGGCCATTTCAAACATAATGTCCCGGGTCCATTCATCCCTATCCATTAGATAACCATCACCATCACGATTTAACATCATTGGTCTCCTTTATGAATCGATGTAATTGTCATCGTCGTCATCCCGGGTGCTTGCGTGAAACCCAACCAGGTACCCCATCCAAAACGCAATAAAAAAAGTAATAACTATTGAAAGTGTGTGTGACAGCATGATTTAATCATTCAACTCCGAAATGTTGTTTAATAGCATTAGCAGGTAGTGTAGAGTTTGAACTGTCTAATGCAATCCGAGCACATTCTCGCACAATCAACTCAGCAAGTTTCTCTGTGTAATTATGCATGAATGCAGAATTGCCTAGTCCAGCGTTGGTTGCATAATTGCTTGCTATTGTTGAGTACGATCTAACCGCATTGTTCATGCTGTCACTTCTTCTTCATAGTAGGCATACTGTCCCCAAGGAGGAACAATAGTTGTAGTGCCATGCAAGATCCAAACAGTATCAGCATACTCTTTGTCGCCCCAACTACCATAAGGATAACCATCTGTGAACACAATCAGTCGCTTGGGTTCAATTTCTTCTTCTTTGAGATATTTAAAAATACAAGTGAAATCAGTGCCGCCGCCACCGTGGACTTCATAGTCCATAATATCATCGAGATTTTCGGAGTCATACTGCCGAGGATTATACACTTCAGTGTCAAATGTAGCTAGGTGTATACGGTATGCTGGGAACGACTCCATGATGCCTGCTACTTCACCTAGAATATCTTTTAGCATCGGCTCCTCCATTGAGCCCGAAGCGTCAATAAACAAAGCAATGTCAATCATTGGATCAAGCTTCATGCCCGGCATAACAGCATCCATGTCCCACCCTTTGCGACTTGTTCGCATCCAAGTGTAATCGCTTTTAATAGTGGATTCCAACTGCATGCGCAACAGTTCACGCCAGTTCATCTTAGGTTGCGTCAGTTGTTGCAGTATACGCTTAACGCCCCCGGGCAAGTTGCCTGCACCTGCAGAATCAGCTGCCGCCGCTGACAGCATGGCTTCTTTGATTTCGTCCTTGATCTGCTGGCGTTCTTCTGGTGAAAGTCGAGGACGGCCCTTGCCTTCATCGTCGCCAGAGCCGCTTCCTTCGCCTTCTTGATCATCCAGGTGCTGGTCAATCATCTTGTCAAGCAAACTGCTGATGTCAATCTTTTCCGCATTTTCGTACAGGATGTCGTAAACTTCTTCGGCACTCATGCCTTCGTATTTCCGATCATACAAGCAAGGTACGGAAGTAATAAACTCGCCTACATTATGCTTTTTCAAGTCGGCATTGACGCAATAGTCATCAGCAATATTCCACAACTGCGGATCGCGATCACCGCGGCGCCCAAAGTGGTCATATACACAATGCAACACTTCATGCCCAAACAAGAATTCAACTTCTTTGGGCTTGAGCATTTTAATAAAACGACTGTTATAGTAAAAGCGACGCCCATCAGTAGCGGCTGTAGGGCACCATTCGTCAGCATTAACCAGTTTCAGTCGAGTGGCCAAGTTGCCAAAGAACGAAGCCTTGAGGAGCAGTCCCACACGAGCAGTGGTTAGGATTTCACGAACTTCGCGGTCCAATTTGGGATCCATGGGTCCAATGAGATTCTTAAACTTTTCGCTTTCTTTGGAGTCTGCTGTGGTACCTGTAGTGCTCATATTGTTCCTTTACTATACCTATATTATAGCATAATATGAATTATTCGTCAATTTAGGCACTGGCTTGCAGAATATACTTACCGTATTTCTGATGGAACTTATCGAAGTTTTTCAGCTTGGTAGGTTGGAACGGCAGTTCATATGTGGTAAGTGCAATACGAGCACCCATAACTACCAGTTCAGTTTCAAAGTTATTCATCATATATCCCAGGAAATTGTCAGCCATAGCGTGAAATTCTTTGTCAGGAATTTTACGGGCTACAGCATCTTTGAGCTCGTAGCACATGGAGATCACCAGGCTGTACATGGCACTGACTTCTTTGATTTCCAAGTCCTCAACTTTGCCTGCCAAAATATCTTCGGGCTTGGGCAGTCGAGAACTAATTTTGCGATGCGCCATAAACTTGACAGCCAGGCCCTCACCTACAGTACCTGCGATCAAGTTGGTTAACGTTTCGTCGTCGCCGTCATCTGCATACAGCAACTGGCTTACAAAAGTCCACGAACGCGGTGTGGCAAAAGCCCGCGAGCTTGACTTGGCATCAAAGTCGTACAAGTCTTGTTTGGCAAAACTCAAATAACCCGCTACATCCGGATGGATCTTGTTCTGCACCGCCCACGCCTGATATGATGGGAAATCTACAGCCATTTCTTGGTGAATAAAGCGATTGGCCAGCGGCGTGGGCATACGATAAGTTACGCCCTTGTCGCTTTCACGATTGCCAGCAGCCGCAATCACAACATTTTCTGGCAAAACATATTTGCCCACACGACGATTGAGAATCAGCTGATAAGCCGCGGCTTGCACTGAACCAGCGGCGCTGTTCAACTCATCTAGGAACAGCACTACAACTGGATACTCCGCGGCAGTTTCTTCATCGGGCAGGTCAATTGGTGGTGCCCAATCCATTTTGCCAGTTTCTTTGTTGTAGAACGGAATACCGCGAATGTCTGTAGGCTCCATTTGACCCAGTCGGCAGTCATACATGATGCCTCCTAGTTCTTCAGTGATGCTGGCTACAAGATCACTTTTGCCAATGCCCGGAGGACCCCAAAGGAATACGGGACGTTTAACTTTGAATGCTTGGAGTAGACTTTTGCGAGCTTGTCTGGAAGTGACTGTACGAGTGTCGGACATGGTAAATCCCTTTTGTTACGTTATGAGTATATTATAACAAAACCTGGATTTTGCGTCAAACACTTTTTTAGTGAAAAACTGTTGTTTTTTTGCAACTAACAGCTGATGCAAAATGTAGAAAAAATAAACGGATTATGTCCAGCATTAGATATTTCTATTACACTAACAGATTTTAAATCAAACAACGAGTTAGAACTAAAACTTGTAAATGTATCTTTATTATTAACAACAATTGTAATACCATAATCCCATTCACTAATAGCAGTAAATGTTAAATCGGTGGGCATAACAAAACGTATTTGTTGCATTTGTCCCGGATAAAGAGTAATATTAGCATCCATATTTTTCGCACCATTCTTGTGTCACAACGCCCGATATCATTAAAAAGATTCTATCATGCTCGGTAAAATTATGTCCGTAATGTGGCATAGCATTTTTAAGTATAACAGCATCTCCGGCTTTCCAATTTTTCCATACTTGAGTTCCTAAGCAAAATGCTTGTCCTGGCTTCCAATCCTCAACTGCAATTAGAATTTTGCGATTTAAATAATCTTTAAGGAATCCCCCACGGCGAACTTTTTCGCCATTGACTAATTCAAAATTGTGATCCATATGACAGACTGTCATCGAATATGGTGTTTGTACACTAAAACTCATTGACCAGCTCAGAAATCCAAATTTTTTACCCAAATGCCATTGAGAATTTTTGTCAGACACTTTAGCCAAATAAAATGATTCGTATCCTGCCTTATATCCTGCGTCAACTAAACATTGAACAGTATCTTTAATTTCGTCATACCCTTGCTTATCTTCACTTTCCGAAGAAGATTCAAGAACACAACTGTACATATTAACAAAATCTATAGGTACCCACGGAGTTCCGCTATAAACAATACCGCGCCAGTTACCAATTTCTTCAGGCAATACGCCTGGTATTTTTACCAAGTCTGATTTCCGAAATTGTCGATCGAATTCATAAAAACCGCCGTCTCGACTTTGTTGACTTGCTACTTTCATATTATTTAATTCCTTTTATTTTGTGTTTTTTTGACATAATATTGTAATATGTTTGTATCGGTTGTTTGTCGGAAGACAGTAACTTGTGGCGTGTCATATATGATAATAAGGTCTGATCAGTTTGCAATACATGCCACCCACCAACATAATTTTTAAATGCATCAGACTGGCTTTTAAAACCTTTTGCTAATGTACTACCTGACTGACTGCTTCTTAGTTGAGCAATGATACTTTGAGGTACTTCTTTTGTAAAATTAATTGACTTCAATATTTCTCTATGAAATCTTGTTGACTTTTTTTCTGCTAAACTACTACCGTACAATATAACGGGTTCTGGATCTCTTCCTTGGACGGCGCATTTTAAATAATAGTTATCGAATTTTTCTAATTCGTTTAACGATGTTCCTGTTTGCAAACAATAATTTAGCATCATGTGACATTGTTTGGCGTGTAATTCTGGCAAATCCGGTGATACAAAAAAGAATTCCATTTCTGGACGCATCATTACAACTCCAAATGTGCCATCAAGAAAAGTAAAATAATACCCATCATTTTCTTTAATTAAATATGGTTTTTCATGCCCAGTGACTACACAATAGTTATTGTTGCTAAACAAACGACTAATAATGGTTTGATCTAGCAGCGGGCAATTATATTTAAAATGAGAGCTAAGATTTTTAGTTACTAAAAAATCTTCGGATGTTACTTGTGTTTCGAACTCTTTTATACTAACGTCGTCAAATGCAGACTTAGTAACAATTTTTGTAGTTTTGTCTGGATGATTTTGAATCAACCAATTTACAATGTCTTTTGACATGTATTCTGGATTACTGTTACCTGAATAAGAAACATAAATTTCGTCGATATGTATATTATTGCGCAAGAAAGTATTATAAACAGTAATCGAATCTGTGCCGCCACTAAATGCCAAAACAAGTTTAGAATACTTGTTTCTTAATTGGTGAGCTCGTTTGTCACAAAGTGACTGAAAACTTTCTAGCGGCTCAACAGTCCAATTAATAGTGGAAAATACATCGTCATAAAAATCAAACTTTGGAAATGTATGAGTTTCGTATATAGAGGCGTGTAGAAATGTTGCATATGGATTTGCAAATTTAACGCCATTGACATTATAGTAGACCATTTCTAATTATTTTTAGTATTTTGACTTTAATGAATTAACTATTGAAAATAGCCTTATTTAAAAATTTTGTTTGATCTGAATAATTAGCATCTAATACTATTTTTTGTTTTAAAAAATAAGAAAGTTCCTTAACAAAATTATCTGTTGTCATCAATGAAGCATAAAAATAGATATGTGGCAAACACAAAATGGTCTCGTCGATACCAAAAAGAGGAATATTTAATCTAGAGCCTTTGTACTCTTTGTATTGTTGATTCACATAATTAAAAGCATTTTTAAATATGGTGTGTGATGTTTTGTACTTTTCGTTAACAAATAAATTATAATACATGTCTATATAGTTTTTGTCAAGCACATTTATTCTTGACAAGAATCTGCACATCCCAGAAAATATAATCATATGGGAAATGTCTTCTCGAGTGGCCGAATTGGTTGCGACAACAGTATCTACATTATACTCGCTATTATTTGCAATATTATTAAGATTTAAATTTTTTATTTTATTTTGATCAGAAAAATAAGCAGGAAATGTTACTGCTTTCTCGCTTTCAATTTGCAATCCGTATTTTTGTATATAAGTTGGATCGCTCATTTCGGTATTAGGTAAAATCTGACATACACTAATAACGTCTGGTAATTCTAAGTGCCAATCCATAAAACTTTGTAATTGATTAAAAAAGGTTTCTCTGGTTTGCATCGGTAACCCAATAATTAAATCTAGTCGTAGCGGCACCTCAAGTTCTTTTTTAAATTTCCCAAATGCTTTCCTCCATGGTATTGTTTCGGCACGTTTAATTGCTACTCCGACTTTGTTATCAATGTCTTGTACTCCATACTTGAATCTATCAACAAGTGGTCCAAAAATTTTAGCAATTTCAAAACATTTTTCTTTGTTATTTTTAGCCCAACTTACATCAACAGACTGCAATTCTTTTCTTTTATTTTGCGCAATATGTCTTGCAATTTCTATGTCATCGCGTGATATGCCAAAATTAGCGTCGGCTATTCTTAATATGTTTATCGAACTATTCAATAATATATCTAATTCTTGTTTTACAGTTGAAAGCAACTTAAATCTCATTTTTTGTCGATTACTATCACCCCATGAACAAAATGTGCAACCATACGGACAACCTCTGTTTGTCTCGTAAACATAGACAATACTTTCTTGTTCCTCTTTTTTTACTGCTAGCGAGTTAATCAACTCTTGTATTTCAGCGGCGTTGTCCAAAACTGAACTTGATCCCCACTCTTTTAAATAATTTGTCACCAGTTTATCTTTAATTTCGCCATCTACTATCTTTGCGAAAATGGTCTCGGGGTCACCAATTACACATGTATCAAAAAGAGGATCTTCGGCCCATAAAGCAGTTACTTGATAACCACCAGCAATAATTTTACAATTTGGCCACGTTTCTTTTACTTTTTTTGATAAAGATAAGTGATGTTCTTCGTTCCAAGAATAAACGCTAATAACAAAATAGTCAAGTTGACCGTGCTTTTTTAAATATTCAAAGCACTGGTCAACAGGTGTGTCTCGAACAATTGGCGTTATCCACTCAAGTTCTTGTTTTCCATATTTTTTGTAATCAGATTTTAGTAAAAAATAAATTGATGGTATATGAATGGAGAAACCCGGATGACTTGGATTATGAACGTATATTTTTTTCATTATTACACTATTTACTCGTCCCGGGCATTTCTACAATATAAGATTATTGACCCAGACCTAGATGCGCAGTCGACGTCCTTTTGACAAGAAATTCTTTGAAAGCATTTGATTTCAAAATATCTGTTAACGCAGGCAACGTATCCTTGGATAAGGTGCCCATTGACCATAGATCAATGGTTATATAGCGTTCGTTGTTTTTAGAAGGCCCTGCTAGGAATGGTAAATTATAATGATTTTTCACAGACGACGCTGCTATACATTTGCTACCAGCACTGATAACATTTTCAACTCCGTTGGCAATAAAGATCATGTCAACGTCGGTTCCAGCAATTGCAGCAGCCCTTGCAGCACTAAGAGCAGCATATGGAATAGCGCGAACATTTAATTTCAATGAACTGTTATTCATAAGATCATTCCACTGTGATACTGAGCCTACTGACATAGCTACTTTATAAGTTTGCGAGCCGTTAAGAGTTGACAATGTAATGTTTGTTTTTGATGGGGCGGTGCACAAATAAAGTGTTGTGCTTGCCAGATTAGTAAGAAATTTAAATGTAGGATAATCTTTCTGTGCAGGACAACGTGCTGCTGTGTCTTGAAAAATATCGCCCCCGGCCATAACAACAAATGCATTTTGTTGAGTTTTTGCATTTGCCAGTGCATCGTGACAGGATTTAAAAAACTCTTGTTTGACTGTGTGTCCCTTGCTCCGCAGCCCTTCGACTAACGGCACTGACCATAATTCAGTGCCACCACCGGGCGGATAATAGTAATTAAAGTGATAAGATTCGGCTGCTGCTGTAACTGATGCAACAGTAAATATAATTGCTGTAAAAAACTTATTCATGATTTCTCCTTAAAAGTTGAGTAATAAAAATCGGAAAATTTCCGATGATACTGATGTTGATAAAAGCATACCAAATATCAGTGCAACGCGAACTGAAAATTCTTTTATAAAAAAACCAGTTAACATTGAGATCCCAGTTAAGAACAAGTACAAGCCTAGTTGATGGTTGGCTATTCCTTCTGACACGCACACCGCTATGCTTAATGCAATTAATATAGGATAAATTATTTTGTTTAAATGGATGTATATTGAAACCATGCTTTGGTAAAAAATTCCAGCAATAATCCAATTAACTATATTAGACAGAATCAGTATCAAAATCAATGTGCTGGACATTGATGCTATAAAATCAAAACTGGTAGAAAGTCCAAAACCATTACGTTCGGCCAACGCCATGATCACTGCTTCTGATGGAATAATGGGCAGCACTAAAAATATCAACGGTATCAATACAGTGATAGAAGCTGAATTGTTGGCAGCTTCTGCAGAAATTACTATTTTTTGATTGTTGTTATTGATCTTTTTCTCAACTACTGCTGCAACCATCGATGATATTGATGTTCCTACCATTGGCACTAGCCCCATTATTGCACCTATCAATGAGCCGCGCAATGATGACAACACCGGTGGGAATTTTAATAAATTTTGGAGGCGCGTTCTAAAACCAAAGTCATTCAAATTAATAACAGGAACAGGTAATGTACGCCTTGCATAACTAAAAATTTCCGGCAACATTAAAAATCCAATGAATACTGGTAAAAATGGAATTCCACTGGGCAAAAAATTTGCCGTGGATAAAAAATATTCTTGTCTTAAAACGTCATATCCAATATGTCCAATTATTAGTCCTGTAATTGCAAATGTTAGTGCCAACACCTTTTGTTTGCTTGTAATACTAACTAGCACAATAATCATTGTTAGCAATATTAACCTTGGATTGTTGTTAAGAAAGTATTTCATAAAATCAGTATACCGCGTGGCTGCATAAAAAATTAGCACACCAAAAATAGCTGCTATTAAGCTAGATGTGGCTGTGTTGCTTAATAATTCTGCACCACGACCCTGTCTAAACTCATCATGGCCGTGCTGGACTGCTGGTATACCTGTAATTTCCCCGGCTATACCATACACAATAGATGGTATGCTGCTGTAATACTGTACAGAAGACATCATTACAGAATAAAATACAAACAGTTCAACAACCGGCAATCCGATCAAAATAGGATATAAAATTAGTATTCCGGAAGCAGGGCCCACTCCCGGAAATATCCCGATTGCAATACCACTGACTATACCAAGCAGTATGACTGGCAACAAATATAATAACTCACTCATTTAAGCAACTGGTCCAAGATATCAAAATTAAAACGATGATCGTAATAAACTATCGTAACTTTACTTGTATTTGGGTTTGCTTGTAGAAGAACTCTACTTACGGTCGGCGTTCTGTTATATTATAACAGTAAAGACATCACTATGTCAAGCGTCAATTGATATTCCGACGTCCAATGGCTGGGCGTTGCATCTTTATTTATCTTTTGATTGGAGCGGGGTAAGAGAATCGAACTCTCAGCATGAGCTTGGAAGGCTCAGGTATTACCACTATACGAACCCCGCAGTTAACATTGGTGGATCGTGAGAGGCTCGAACTCCCGCCATTCTGCGTGTAAGGCAGACACTCTACCAACTGAGTTAACGATCCTATTATATGGTGCCCCGCCACAGAATCGAACTGCGAGCCTCGGATTACAAAACCGATGTTTTACCATTAAACTAGCAGGGCTACTTCTATTTATTGCCTATATTTTCGCCAATAAATTTTGGTGTCTTCAGAACTGACGTTTTGAATATTTTTATTTCAATAAAATCTTAGAGACTAGGACTTGTCCAAAAGTTTCAAATCCTTGATATAATTCTGCATCACAATTGATACCTAGTCGATCATAAAGTTTAGTTTTGTATTCAATAGCTCGGACGATTTTCAATCTATCTAGCTTGTTCCAATCTATTTCGCCAAAAGATTTGTTTAATACTTGACTCATATCGGCGCCAGCCCCGGCAAAATAAAAAGCAGATTGTCCAGTTACTTTACGGATTTTGTGTTTTTGTCGATAATCATGTAAATCTCCTACCATCTTTTCTACTTCTAGTCGGTTGGTATGTTCGTTCTCCCAAATCATAGTCCCGGCATGCCGAGAAACTGCGTAAATGTTCTTGTTATCGTTAGATGATTGATCGATTTCTCGATATCCATACTTGGTATAATTTTTATCGATATCGCTGAGAAATTGATTATTAAAAGAATGATTACTAGGTTTAATATGAAGGGCATATACCTCCCATGAATCCAACGGATTATTTTCGCTGAGCAAAAATTGCTCAGTTTGTTTCATGCTTTCTATGCTTTCGTATGGGAGTCCAAAGATAAAACTTCCATGAAGACTGACTTGATCTCCGTACGTGTCTTTTATCTTCTGTATTGTGGCGATCAGTTTTTCTCGGTTGCCGCCCTTACCAATAGCAGCAGCTGATTTAGAATTGAAAGTTTCTATACCAAAATGTGCTGCTCGCAGCCCACTTTTAAAAAGATAATCAATGGTTTCGGGGTGTGCTGCTAACAGATCTAAACGGATATATCCCCACCATTCCAAATCAAAAGGCAAGGACTGGGAAAGTTCATACAGCATCTTGCACTTTTCTGGACTGTCGTTAACTGTATCATCACAAAAAACATATCTAGTGACTCCAAACTTTTCATAGTTATCTATTAGTTCTTGTTGTAGAAGATCAGTACTCCTGACAAAATCCATCTTTTTCTTTCCATTCAAAGGAAAACTACAAAAGCTACAGTTAAAGATGCAACCTCTGGCTATCTCTATCATGAGTGTTTCGCCTGAGAATATAACATCGTAATCTTCATAATTCATTGAACAAGAACTAAAATTGTATCCTTGTGCTTTACTGTCGTCGATGATTATAGGTCCAAATATACTCCGATAGCTTTGTTTTAATTGGACAGAAGGATCTATCAAATGATTTGCCAAATTTACTATACTCATTTCGGCATAACCTAATACTATATAATCAAAAAATTTATTGTGAGAATTGTCAGATGCAGCAGGCCCTCCTAGGACTAATCGACAGCGAGGATTTTTCGATTTTATAAAATTTTTTATTGGTTGATTTTTATCAAGGCCATGAGGAATGATCATTCCTGGACTACTGTTTTTGAGCACCGCTCCGCCATCACTTGTTTGCGTTGCTGTGCTAATGTCTGCATAATAGAAATTATTAACTCCAACAAATAGTGTTTTATCAGATATTAAAGTATCTAGTATCTTGAAGATTTCTGTGACAGAAAAAATTGATAAATGATGTATGACTGCTACTTGTATACCATGTTGTCTTAGTGTATGGGCTACTTTATAGATGCCATAACTTTTTTTCAAACTAATAATATCTGTATTATCAGCAAACAAAATTACATTAGGTTTGGTATTGTCAAACATATGATGTATTTAAAAGTTTTAAAATAAAACTTTATATATTGGTACCAGCGGAGGGGATCGAACCCTCTCAAGAACGCTAATCTGGCGCTAAAAGTCTTATAAGGACTCTCTGACTACCAAGTCTCGCTGGCATTAAATTTTGGTGCGACTGGCCAGAATCGAACTGGCATGACTTGCGTCGAGGGATTTTCTTACCACTATAGTTTTCACTACCCTTTCGGTTTGTGGTCTGGACTATACCTTAACCATTGCTTTCGCTTTAGGTCCCCGCCGTCTAGTCTCTACACGTTCCCTTTTGGGTTTCGCTCGGTATTAGCATTTTACAGCCTTCACCGAATTTGACGGGTTCTACTCCTACCGTTTCCAGTAGGGCACTCAAATTTTCTAAGTCCCTTGTGTCTACCGATTTCACCACAGTCGCATTATGTGTTCTATTATAGTACACTATTAATTAAATGTCAACAAAAAAGGCTCCGAAGAGCCTTTTATCTAATTATTAAAAATTAGAATGTGTGCTGCAAACGAACACGGCTAGTAGCAACATTGGATGCTGCACTAGAGTTTCCATCTACTGTACGATATGCAAAAGCAACACTTGTACGCTTGCTGAGTGCATAGGAAGCACCAACTTCTTTAGCAGTACCATTGCCATCACTGTAAGCAGCGCCAACAGTTAGAGGACCAACGGGCAGGCTAACGCCAACAGCGTAGCTGTCAGAAACGCCAGTTTCGCGACCACTATAACCAGCACCAACTGTTACGCCGGCAACTTTCATAGAAGCACTTGCGCGAACACGCTTGGATGTTTCGTTGTAGTCAACACCTGCATCCAATGGGCCAACGGCACCAGTGGCACTCACTGTGTATCCACGAGCAGTAGTAGCATCAACAGCGCGGCTACCACTTACGCCAACCTTAAAACCACCGATAGCGGGAGAAGTGTAACCAATGGTATCAATGTTACTAGCAGCAGCTAATACGGAACCGTCGGCACCAATTACTGGAGCGCCAGCATAACCACGACCGATAATGCCGTTACCAGCTTCAACTTGGCCGACTGTAACGGAACCGAAGCCACCACCGATAGTGACAGAAGCGTCAGTACCAGCCAATGTTTCACCACGGCCATTGCCATTCCAGCCCATTTGTGCAGACACAGACATGCCAGCACCTAGATCTTCAGTAGCTTTAACTACGATCTCAGACTTGGTGATGCCCGAAGTTGCAACTGCGCCTTCGGCTTTGGTTAAGTCGTAACGCATAGTACCGGAAACGGTTTGTGCTTGAGCAGCACCAAAAGATGCCGCCAAAGCGGCAATTAAAACGAGTTTTTTCATTGATTTGTTTTCCTTATGAACAAGCAGAATTTCTGCTTCAGTTTTACTTATCAGTGTTTATACTATAACAAACAAAAGCACACAAAAACTGGCGTTTTTGCGCAAAATGGCAAAATTTATGCACGAATATGTTGCAAAATAGTGTTTACCAGTAGCTGTCGCCCCACTGGTTTAATTAACACATCATCCATACCACTTGCAAGTGCTTCTTTACGCATAAATTCAGACCCATTGCCAGTTACTGCCACAATAGGCAACCGATTCAGCTGATCCACTGATTTAGCACGGATCAGGCGTGTGGTCTCCAAACCATCTACCATGGGCATTTGAATATCCATCAACACTATATCAATGCTACCGTGAAGTGTATCTAACTGTTTAAGTGCATCATAACCATTAGATGACTGGAACACTTCTGCCCCCGCGTCTTCTAGCATTGTAACAAGTGCAATACGATTGGTTGTCATATCGTCCACAACCATAATGCTTAATCCGTCTAAGGGCTTTTCGTCCTTAAACGTGTCACTGTCAAATTCTTTTTCAAACGGTACAACAATAGTAAAACTAAATGTAGACCCTACACCCAGTTCGCTTGTTACAACAATTTCACTGTTCATTGCTTGCACCAAGCGGCGTGAAATTGCAAGGCCCAAGCCAGTGCCCCCATATTTTCTTGTGTGTCCCGAATCCGCTTGAGTAAATGGCGTAAACAGCTTTTTCAGCATTTGTTCGCCCATACCAATTCCAGTGTCAACAACTGTAAATTTAATTGTGGCCTTTGATCGATTGTCTGAGGGTTGCAATTCAATGGAAACAGTAACCCTACCAGTTTCAGTAAACTTTACAGCATTGTTTGTTAAGTTAACCAATACTTGTAGCAATCGCGAATCATCAACTATTATGTTTCTATCCACCAATGCTGGATCTAAATTCATTAATACAATTACATTTTCGTTTGTTTGACTGTTGCTTATAATAGCATTTAGATTGTCAACTAGTGAAGGCAAACTGGTTACAACTGGATCAAGATCCAGTTGTCTTGCTTCCATTTTGCTGTAATCTAAAATGTCATTAACAATACGCAATAGTAGTTGACCTGAATCTTTAGCAACTTCCACACAATATTTGGCTTTATCATTTAAGTCATATCGCGATAGCACTTCTAACATGCCAAGCACACCGTTTAGTGGTGTTCGCACTTCATGGCTTACAACAGATAAAAATTCTTGCTTGGCTTGTGCACTTGCCTTTACTTCTTCAAGCAGTTGATGATCAGCAGTCATGTCCAACAGTTGCACAAACAAGTGTGGGCTGTTGCTAATGCTAATACGGCTAAAAATCATACGCACATCCACATGATCTGCATGTGTCATTGGGCCCACATATTCAAACACTTGATCTTCACCTGTAGTCATTACAGTTTTTGCAATGGCATCGCAACCAGTTTTTGTCCACCAGTTGGATGTAAACACATTTGTGTTTTCCAGTTGAGCCACGGTGGCGCCTGCTATTCTATAAAGCGCACGATTTGCCCAAACAAGATTGCCCCGCTGATCAAATATAGATTTACCATATACTGCACGATCCATTATTTTTCTTAGGTCTTGCAGTTCTGTTTCTTGTCGCTGTTTAACCAGCCTCGACAGTTGAAACAACACAAAAAATCCTGTTACAACACCAAACAGGCAGGCAAATATAATCAATGATTCAGTGCGAGCAGGCCAATTAATTGGCATTGGTTTGCTGCGAAACATTTTAACTTCCAACACCAAATAGTCCGGCGCGGCAGATGAGTTGCCGCCAGTGGAAATCAAGTCCGAAAACGCAAACCGGCCATCAACTGCCCTTGGAATCAGCGTCCAACGATTTATTATAGGAAAAGCAGTTTCTTGATTTACTAACTTGTCAGCATACACTTGCTGTAATTCGCCGGGACTTGATCCTAACAAAATTACTGGATGTATGTCATTTTCATTATCAGCATATGTTTCAAGTGCTGGCAAGTCAGCTATCGCGTTAGGCAGTTTAAGCAAAGATATACCGAGGCCAAGTAGTATACCGTTTTTGTCATAGCGGGGAGTACGATAAATCAAACCGGTACCACCTTGAACCAACTTAAATGGACCTTCCCAAGCACCTTGACGAGTATTAATAATATTTCTTACTGCCGGGCGTTCTGCCAATAAGTTAAGTCCCATTGCAGCTTCGTTGCCTTCTAGTGGAACTATTTGCGTAATAACAGTTCGATGATCTGCCCATTGTGCAACTGAATTGTGTCCTGACAGCCCAACAAGACTGCCAGCACTAGACTGAAAGCTGCTGTTATTTGATAATACTTCAAGCGGTAAGTTGGATGTGCTGATTGCCAGACGCTTGGCTTGGTCCAGTCTATTTGATATAGCTCTAGCAATACGATCACTGGCCGCGTCAGCCTTAGCGTGCCACACTTGCTCTTGTTCTTTGATATAGTCTTTTTGCCAAAACAATCCACCGAGCAAAAACACCGCCGCCCCAATAACACCCGCAACGATGGAGGCACGGTATATGTGTTGTTTAGCAGAGTCAGACAAGTTTCGCATTTTCACTACTGCGGAATTTGCGGTATACTAGACGTGTTCCCAGTTAAAATACTGCTTGTGTTGCTGAGTTCAAATATCCGTTTTCTAGTTTCTGAATCAAGACTATTAACAACGGCCAGCATGTTGAACTTTAATTTGTTTAGATCTTTTTCTTGTGCAGACAGCCTGTCCTGCTGCTCTTTAATGTCATTTTGATAATCAACCAGTTTAGCATAGCGTTTTTCAAACCAAAAAGACAAGCCCACGCTTAATGCCATCAGCAGTAGTGTTACGGCCAACTGACGACTGGTCATTGACCGTATCACCTTAATCACGCCAGCAGTTTTATCAATGTCGATTTCAGGCACAATTATCTCCTCAGTTGCTGCTGCTGTATGTCATCTACAATCATGCCCGTTAATGGACCATTTGGTGTAGGTATAATACAGTATGTGCCAATGGGCTGAAACGGCACATATGCCCAACCCCAGGGAGTCATGCACACATTGCCCTCCCAATAACCAGTATATTGATTGTATCGTACTGCGCTAGCCACACTGATTGAAAAGACCGCTATTGCGGCACCAACAGCCAACCGTGCGATGGTTTTAAACATACTGATATTTATCATAAAAAAGCCCGCCGAAGCGGGCTGGTTGTTACAAAATTTAAATAGATTTTTTTATGATTTAATAAGTAGGTGCGGGTAAATATCAAGCAATTTCTTAACAAACTTTGTTGATGTTAATATGTCAAAATGATGCTTATCTCTTGCAAAATCAACTTGTTCTACTGGGTGTATAAATTCTAATAATTTATTATTTAAAGAATTAAAATCTGCGTGCCAAGACAGTCTTGGGTCTAGTTGGGGGAGTGTTTTATCAATAGTAAAAGCTAATGGTATAATAGATTCTATTGCTACTTTGGTTGTTAATTTATTTCTTGCTTGAGTAAATTTGTGTAAATCATTATTAAAATTAAATTGATTTAAAAATTTGGATTTGTCATCGTCATAATATTTAAACCACATCCTTCTTTCATTGTCGGGCAAACTTTCATCTGGTGATTCGTCACGATGACAATACGACCACATTATAATTATACGGTCCGGATTAATTTCTTTAACTACTTCATTTACTTTTCTTGCTATCCATTCATTGCTAGCACCATCCATACTTACATTAATACATCGACGTTTGCTTTCTTTTTGCAGAATATATGGCCATGTGTGCTCAATCGGCGATCCTAAGCCAACAGTAAAACTGTCTCCAAAGCACCAAATTGACTCTTTTAACTCGTCAATTGAATCTGGCCATTCGGTGTCACGAAATCCGCGTGAATTATATACATAGGATATTTTTTCGGAGTACAGATAATTTGAAAAAAAATCTTTGTCAAGGCAATGAGCTTCGGAGTCTGAACCGCTTGTGTAAGCCTTGGTGTTTGATAGGTAATCTAATTTTAAAAATGGTAGTATGGTATTGTTCATACACGGTTATTTATAGTCTATAAATAACTTTATGAATGTTTTGATACTTACACCCGACAGAGTTGGTTCTACTTTACTGCAAAGAACGTTAACCGTTTACATGCTCAGAAGAGAATTTAATAAACCAGTGATTAATTTGCACGAATTAACCAACGGTCTTAGAAAATATTATAATACCACGTTAAATCAAGAAGTTTTAGGAAAACCGGGAGACTTTTCTAAATGGGGTTATTATCAAACTCTTGATCAGATAACTGATTTGTTAAAAAGTGTTGATCATTATATTACTAGCAGGCTTGCACATTATCATATACTGAATAGAAAAGATACATTAAACGACCAATTAAAATTTTATGAATATTTAAATGAAAATTTCTTTGTTATAAGTTGTAGAAGAGAAAATGTATTTGAACACGGGTTGAGTTGGATTATTCAAAGCGCAAGTAAAAAGTTGAATGTGTATTCTGCTATTGAAAAGGTTGATACATTTTATGATGTTTACAGCAATGGCATAACGGCACCTAAAATAGGATTTGTTAAATATCTTAATCAATATAAAGAATATGTAGAATGGGTTGATAGATATTTTAATGTTCAATCATACTTTCACTATGAACAATCAATCAACAACTTAGAGGAATACATTTTGAGTTTAGATTTTATGAAGCGAGAAAATAACAAATGGGAAAACATGTTTGATATTAGTTTTGATGATTGGAACAAGTGTCATAAAATTTTACCTGACTTAAAATTATACGAAAATGAAAACACTTATAACAAACAGTTAGAAATTCCAAGTAATTTACTATTTTCAAGAAAATCTAGCGAGAAATATCTTTTAGGAGTCAGTACACCTCAATTGTTAAAAAACAGTTCAAGCGAGCAAGAAGCCGATCAGAAGACTGGAAATAGCATTATTGAACATCAAACGGCCAGTGTGCCAGCATTTTTTCCAAACGAAGAAACATATAATTTTATTCAAAATAATATTGTTCCGTATATAAACACAGAAAATCAGTTGTCACAGTTGGTAAAAGACGGATTTTTAATAACAGGCATTCCAATAAAATTGCAAACATTTGCCGAGAAGAAAAAAATTATTAAAAACTACGATGAGTGTTTAATTTGGTTCAATGAATGGGCCGAAGAAACAAAATTCACAAAACCGTTTGTCGAAGACAATGATGTGTTAGCAAAAGAGTATACAAACTTTAATGTATCGAACACTCCATTATTAAAATAATTCAAAAGAAAACCCGCCGAAGCGGGCATCTGGTTGTTTATTTTACAAGGTAAGTCCTACCCCGGGTCTGGCTCAAAGTGCCAGTACAGCGGCCTTGCTACGGCTGTAGAACTTGATGTTCTTGCCGCTAACAGTTACGCTACCATTTGTAGATGCGTTTGCATTTACTAGTTTTATGCGATTAACGTTCGTCATCTAACGTGCTGTCCAGTTCAATACTCTTTACTCAATCGATCGCTATGTCAGGCCCATCATAAACACATTGGATTTTGGATTCGAACCTTGTCCTAGTGTTGTCCATCTGCACTTCCCACAGTACTGAACCCTATGTGTTTATGGTGGACCTGCCCGGTACCGCCCCGGGGTCTTGAATCCTTTTCTATCACCTTCATACAGCAATAACTTACATTATATATTTATTTTAGCCAATGATAAGTTTATAGGTTATGCTTTTTCCATTCTGCACGAACCCTGGCTTTAGACTTTGCTGATAATGGAACATAGTCCAAATCTTTTGCCATTGAGTCGCCATTTGTATAGCACCATTCAAAGAACTTGATTGCTTCTTTCGCAGAGCTATCTGGATAAACAATGATGTAAGTTTCAGCAGTTAATTTGTAGTTGCCTTCTTTGAAATTATCAAAATTTGCTTCAACACCGTCTAACTTAGCAACAGTTAAACTATTGGATTTGGTGTAAGCATATTCAACGTATCCAATGGAACCAGGCAATCGCATAACCATTGCAGCAACACCGGCGTTGCCTTTACCTTGTGCAATGTTGTTACCTTCCCATTTAACTGTCTTTCCTGGTTTAGTTGTAAAACCGTGTTTAGCCAGATAGTTTGTAAAAACAGAAGTAGTGCCAGAACTATCAGCACGGGATATCCGAGTAATTGCCAAGTCAGGCAACTTAGAATCAATTTGCTTCCAGTTTGTAACACGACCATCAAAAATATCAGCTATCTGTTTGCTTGTTAAATTTAACTCATTGGTCTTGACACCTGGAATGTTTACTACTGCAACAACACCACCCATGACCATTGGGAACTGGATCTGACCATTCTCATCCAACTCTGCTTGTTTAACTGCTTCGTCACTTGCACCAAACTGTACAATCTTTCCATTAATCTGTTTGATTCCGCCGCCAGAACCAATCGCCTGATAGTTGACTTGCACACCTGTTGCTTTGTTATACTCTGCTGCCCATTTGCTATAAATCGGCGCAGGAAAGGTAGCTCCTGCACCAGTGACTGTAATTGCTTGAGCATTAATTGCAAATGCAGCAAGAAGCATTAATAATTTTTTCATTTGTAATTTCCTTTAATTTACATTTTTATTTAAACTAAGAAAGATTACATTTTTGTTACAAATATTACAATCGTGTTACGAAACCAAAAATTTCTTAATTATTTTTTGGGGGATTTTAATATTGTTCTATCACCTTCATACAGCAATAACTTACATTATATATTTATTCATTATTTTTGTCAATCTCGTGAAAAATTTTTAAGTAAATTGGTGTAACTAAATATTTGTTAACTATCACAATCATTCAATGAAACGTTTTTTTAATTTTAAGCATTTAACAAATGCTCGAGTCTCGTACTTCAGGCATTTTAAATTTGCTATAAGTGAAGCATGGTTTTTGTTACTGATGTGTTTAGCTAGTGTTCTACATGCAATTTTTCCATTTATCTTTGATTTTAAATTATTAGAATTAAGGGTTAATCGATTATTAGTGCTGCAAAAACTTTTACCTAAGCATGAAATTTGGAAAGATCTAAGAAATAAATTAGATGAATGAAATTTATAAAAAGTGGTTACACGAAGGGTGCTATGTTTCCAGTAGTGGAACCACTGGCACTCCAAAAAAAGTATTCCAACCTCCTAAGAAATTGGTGGCCATGTGTGACGTTGCAATCAAACGTCAAAACATAGTACCAACCAGCCGAGTTTTAACTGTTTGCAAAATGGGACATGCCGGTGGTGCGCTGGCACAAACATTACCAGCGGTAAGCATTGGAGCATATGTTAGTATACAACCATTTAATGCATTTACATTTTTAACTGAACTATTAGAAAATAATTACACCCATACACACTTAACACCCGATCACTGCAAAGCTGTTATGCTAACAAAAGGATGGGAAAATGCAAACTTATCCGGTATATGGGTAACATGTGGCAGCGATCCTGTAACTTGGGATATAATCGAATCGTTTGTTAATCGTGGCGCAACATTTATGGCTAATTGGGGCATGAGCGAAATTGGTCCAGTGGCCATTAATTTAATATTTGATAGTGTAGAAAAAGTAAAACATATTAAATCTTTTTGTCCTGATGGCTGTACCATCATGGGCGATACATACTGTTGTGATTATAAAGTTGTCAACGACGTGCTGCATGTCAATGGCGACATATCAGTTTACGATGATTGGTATAATACCAAAGACAAAGTTAAAGTTGTAAATGATATAATGTTTTACAACGGTAGGGCGTTAGACTAGGCTTATTTCGAAGCAAGGTCAATATAATTATCAAACATATCGCCGATAATTTTTGCTCTTTGCTTTATATTTTTGTTGCCCAGCGTAACCATAGTGTAAAGAACACCATCCTTTTCCACTAACATAGCCAAACAACGACCAGCAGCAGTAGTCCACCCAGTTTTGGTTAGAACTATTTCGTTGTGCTTGAACACCCATTGATTGGTATTACGCAATTGAATTTTCACTGGCTTTTTGCGTTTTGGCGGAGTGTATTCAACCAGGTACTGTTGAGTGCTGCTTAGGAACTTGATCAGTGGATACTTGTTTAGCGTTAATAAAAATTCTGTCAACTCGCGCACCGTGCTAACATTTGCACTTAGCAGTCCTGTGCTGTCAGCAATCTTGGTGTTTACCAGTCCCATCTTTTCAACATGCATATTAGCATCGATTAAAAACTGTTCATAACCACCGGGATGTGCGCGGGCCAGCGACTCAGCTGAACGATTGTCGGAACTCATCAGCATAGCTCGTAGTAGTTCATAGCGTTCAACCCGTGCGCCATTGGCAAAACGTCCCGAGCTCCTACCGTTTACTTTGATGGGTTCATATAAATTAACGCCGCTGTTTAAAACAGTATAAGCAGTAAACAGTTTGGTAATGCTGGCTATGCTACGAACATCTTGTGTTTCTTTTTCAAGTTCAAACCGTTGCTCGCGAGCATTGTACAATCCATAACTGTTGTACTCTGCTTCATCAGCAAGGCTGCTCCTTGAAAACAACAATGCCAAAACCGCAAAGGATAGGTATGCGATGCCTTTAATCATGTTAATACTTAGCACAGGGCTAAAAATTGGCGGAAGCGGTGAGATTCGAACTCACGATACCGGTTAAGGTATGACGGGTTAGTAATCCGTTGCCTTCGGCCACTCGGCCACGCTTCCTAAAATTGTCCATTAACTGATCGTAATCTAGCATTACCCAAATCACGAAAACGATCTGCTGCATAACTTGCAGCAAACGCATGGGGTTTAACTGCGGGGGTAAGATTACAAGTTCCTTTTATATATCCAATGGCTTGTGCAATTACACAATTAGAACCATGTGTTTCATCGGGATTGATGTCTAAATGTACTTCAACAAACCTGCCGGCAAACGAGTCACTTAATCGCTGATACATGTCGGACACTTTATAAACTTCGTTCATCAGTCGCAATGCGGGACGACCCACACGATTATCCCAGTCACGCTCCCGCACCACTTCTCCGAATATTTTACAGCCACTATTGCCATTAATGTGCACCACAATGGCTAGAGTGTAATCTGCATACCAACCGTCGAATAGTTTAACACGCTCACTGTCACAACCTAGGTAGATACGGGTTTCGGCGCTTTGGGCTTGAATAAACTCCTTGACCTGCTCTATGTCGATTGTTTGCATGTTAAATTATTTATGGTGCACTTAATTGTATTTGAATAAACAAAATACTTAATTTTATTTTATTTTTTTAATTTTTAAAGCATACGGGTTAACATACACACCCGGAGATGTGATACTTTTTCTAACAGCACTTCTTGGACCAATTTTAGTATCGTCACAAATTGTTACATTATCCATTATTAATACATCTGTAGATATAAAACAAAAATTTCCAATTTTTACATTGCCGCCTACTAAAACAAATCCTGATAAAAAACTACCATTGCCTATAGAAACATTTTCTGCAAATGCACAGCCCCCGTGTATAATACAATCTTTGCCTGTGGTTAGGTTATACCATCCGGACCCTTGATATAAAAAACTCCCGGGTCCAATGGAACAATTGTTATATGTTGTGCCGGGCGCTGTTGAGTTATGTAGATAAGAAAACCTATCATGATTTCTTTCATCTAACAATGACGATACCAACTTACGTTCTACAAAGTCTTTGGTTATAAGATTAATATATTGATAGTCTTGAGAAGAACTGCTTATAAAGTCAGATGGATTAATTCTTGTAATAGATAATGATGGATCCTCATAATGAATGTAATTAGACAAAACTTTAAAAGTGGCAGTTTCGTAACTGATAGCTGCCAGCGGTTTACTATTTTTTATAATCATTGACGTTATTTAACAGACACAACCAGGATACCGTTATTACCACCAAACCCAAAACTACATTTTAAAAAAGTTTTTTTTGATGAATCGTTGAAATTATCAATTGCAGCAGCAAGTTCCACCAAACTGCTGGCGCCAAGTGTATGACCAATTTTTGATTTGTAAGATGTAATTGGAATGTTTGGAAGTATTTTACTGTGTAATTCAAGTTCAACACTATCACCTGCTGGTGTTGCTGTAGCATGTGCATCCCAATAACTAAAATCTTCTTTAGAAATTCCTGACTTAGATATAGTATTTTCAATTAAATCTTCTAACTTTTCAATATCAGATGGATTTGTTGGGTGTGTTGGAATTGTTTCATACCCTAAACTTTCTATTATTGCTTTTGTTTTTAAGTTGTGTTCTTCGGCAAAGTTTGTTGACGATACTATAATTGCTGCTGAACCATCGCCAAGCATTATGCCGCCGACGTTGCTATCCATTGGAGGTGCCCAAGTATCCGCTTTCGAAGTTGCCCCAATGCTGTTAAATATGTGCTTCATAAATTCGATGGAAGCAACTTCGGCTGATATAATTAGTGTTAGGCCCGAGTCGTTTCTTTGTGCTAATTGCAATGCCTTAATGCCCGAGGCACAGGCCGACAAAACACTAAACATATCTATGTTTGAACTTAACTTAGGATATAACCAAGCTAAATCAACTACACCTAAGTATTGCAATGCTTTTGACGGTCGTGATCTGGCGCGACCTTGATTTATATTTTTATGTACTTCATCAACTGCGGTACTATCATTATATGTACCTGCAACAATAATGGTATTAATAAGTGGTAATAAATGATCTGGTAACTCGGACAATGCTTTTTTCAGCAAATCAGAATAAGATAAATTTAATGGTATTACCCAGCCCTGCTCGGTTTTTACAGGGGTTGCATTTTCAGTCACAGCATCTACATGCTTACTGTACAAAATAGACAACTTGGTTGGAATAATCATTTATTGTAAATTATTTATGGTGGGCAAGGAGAGACTCGAACTCTCACTCCGAGGAACTGGCTTCTAAGACCAGCGCGGCTACCAATTACGCCACTTGCCCATTAGTATATTGTAGTTGATTTTTTGTAGTTTGTCAAGTGTATTGGAGCGGGATACCAGAGTTGAACTGGTGACTTGTCCTTGGCAAGGATATATTTTACCCCTAAACTAATCCCGCTTTCGTTTATTTATTGGTGGCTCCTCGACCTGGGCTCGAACCAGGGACCTACGGATTAACAGTCCGGTGCTCTACCAACTGAGCTATCGAGGAATATAATTGGTTCGGTTTGTCTGACACTTAACCAATGAACTCTAGAATTCATTACGCTAAATTTCAAACCCAGGGTATTTAACCCGCGACATCAATACACCGAAAGGTTTTGATGCGTGTCCTTGATAGCATCACTGCTATTTCGTCCTTGTTACGTTGGACTCATCAGAAGGATAACGTTGTTTGGTGCGCCCGGGGAATTCCGACATCCCGACCCAGCGATTATGAGTCGCTTGCTCTGCCCCTGAGCTACAGGCGCATATTATAGAAAAGCTGACCGTCAGCTTATATATAACAAATTTTAAAGAACAGTTGCATCAGTATTTTGCCGTTATAGCAAACCTCTCACTCGTTTGAATGACACAGTCACACTCTGACACAAAAATGCTCTGCGTCCCCCGGCGGTAATTATACTGCATCAACGTAGCCCACAGACAGGACCCACCGCATCACACACAGCCTCCACCCGCTTCCCGACAGGGACCGTTCTCGCATTGCCAGCGCCGGTTAGGTTGGACCGCATCTTTCGACGTAAGACTATTATGTCTTAGAACCACCCGTGGCTATCACACCACTTCAATCCTCCGGGTCAGAGTAGCCGTTGATTAAACGGCACGGTTTTTACTGTCTAAACGTTATTATATAACAAATTTGATTTAATGTCAACCGTTTTTGAAGCTGAGGAACCGATAAATATTGTCATGATTGAAGAATATACCGCATTGATTACCGATCATGGGTTCCCGGTTGTTGCCGCTCTTGCGGGTGGATACTTCATCTTTTTAACCATTAAATTCATTCTTCGTGGTGTTACTGAAAACATACGGGGACTAAAGGCAAACATTCAAGCACTAGAGCGACGTATTACTGTGATGAACAATGATATGAAACGCATAGACATCGCAGTCAGTAGAGTACTAGGCGTAGAAGCTGATTTAGACACTATTTCAAGATCCGAGCCCGACGATCGGAGAAAAGACTAATGTCGCCTTCAGAGTTGGTAGCTCAGTACGGTTTTCCAATAGTAGCAGCAATAGGAATGGCCAGCATAATATATTATATTTGGATATGGGCAACAAACGAAGCCGGCACTATACTAGATGAAACAAACACTACACTGATACGATTAATTGATCGCATACGAGTATTAGACAACGACATGATTCGATTGACTCAGAAAGTAAACGTGGTAACACAACTTAAATCAACGCTGATTGACAAAGAAAATATCAAGTTTATTGATACTGTAAACAAACTATAACAAGGAGTATTATGAATCTAGCATACTTGCCAATAGATATTCCTACTCCTATTCTTAACGAACAGAAAATAATAGATTGGTTTGAATCTCACAAATTAATAGATCAAGATTATTTGGAGTACCGCCAAGGCCAGCATGCCTGGGCTACGGTTTCAACCTGTACACTTCCTAAAGACTGGCGTAGATTTGATAACAAAATGTGGGCTAATCGTAGACAGGAAAGCAACAACAATGGAGTATTATTTCATCCCGGGTTTGAAGATATATTTCCGGAACTAGCAAGTTGTATTAAACAACTGCCTTTTAAACAATTAACAGTTAGTAAAATGTTGTATCAACTAAATGAAATTCCTGCTCACCAAGATGCTCCTGATCATAGAAATCCATCTGAGCCTAGAAGATATACTATATACTTAACTGCACCGGAGTATAATACGTTTTATGTTTCTAAAACTGCTAATAGTGAAAAGATATTAATTAAAGTAGATCCTGAGTATTCGTGTTTTGTTTTTAATAATACTGATTGCTGGCACGGTGCATTAAAAAATGATCGGCCTAAAATTATCTTAACTACCGCAGGTATTTTAGACAATGAAAAACACGAAGCATTATTGGAAAGAAGTCTAAAAAAGTTTAAAAATCAAGCAATATACTTATGAAGTACCATTATTATTACAACAATATTCCAGGACAAGGACTATGTAGAAATAATCTCATCTACACAAGTTTATTGATACTGTAAACAAACTATAATTTACTTAACCCTATCTCTGCCAGATCAACAGTGGCATAAATGTCAAATACTTGATGCATCCGCATGAGTTCAAATAGTGCTTGAACCGGGCGAGACATACCAGCGAGTGCCAGCTGCTGCCTATAATCAATACTTGAGCGCAGTAAACTGATCAGCGAGCCTAAGCCACTGCTGTCAATAAACTTGACCTGTTCCATGTCCAATACCACATGCTGTATGCTGCCATCTCCTGCCAAGTGATTTAATACCTTTTGTTTGAACTCACTGGCGTTTACAACAGTTAGTTCGCTGACTGTGAGGGTAATGACGGTGACTGTACCTTGTTTTTTTACATTAAACATAATTATATAACACTGATGTCGCTGCTGTTAAAAGTTATATTTTGCCGCAACATAAAAGGTCCTGCCTAATTGAGCATAACCCGATGGTTGCTCATATTTTTTATCAGTAATGTTATTTATTTTAAAACTTACTGTTAATTTTTCGTTAAACCACGATTCTTCAATGAAGAAATTATAAGTTGCTACACTATCGGCTTGAAAACGTGCAAATGTTGTACCATTTAGGTCATACATTTGTCCCATATAATTTGCTGACAGTCCAACTTTGAGATTGGGTTTTGCATGCCAAACAGCATGTGCATTACTAGACCACTGTGGGCGTCTTAGCTTTTGCATACCTAAACTATCAATGCTGTTATTATATGTTGTATTGGTCTTTATCTCAAATTGATTAAAGCGTTTTTTAAGTGCAACCTCAACACCTTGGCTGCTCGATACACCTGAGTCATTTTGATATGTAGCAGTAAATGTGCTTGAGTCATACACATATGCAACGGCATCTTTGGTCTTAATATAAAAGAATGTAATATCAAACCAATCTTGTTTGTAACCAACTTCGTATGAAACGCTGCGCTCTGGATTAAGATTCGGGTTACCACTAAAACCAAAATTATCTACACCGTATAGTTCATAAAATGTGGGCAAGCGAAAACCATTTGCTACTGATGCTTTAAAGCCATGATAGTAGCCACCAATTCGGCCAGTTAAATAACGATTATATTTTGTATTGGTATCGGCCCTGGCAGATATGTTTATTAACTGGTCTTTGTTAAACTTATATACGCTATTTGCAAATAGTGCATTATTTGTACGGCTTGAGTCTACAGTAGAAACATACCCACCACTGGTGGTATCAATTTTTCCTGCTGTGTTTGAAAATTCATAACCAGTTGTAGTTTCGAATTTGTTAGACATTGACCAAAGTTGTGTAACTAAAACAGTATTGTTTACGCTATTAAACTTATCAATGCTGCCTTGATTATTATATTTTCTATCATGCATGCTGCGATTGTAAATTATTTTAGTACGATCATTGCTTGCACTTGCTTGAAAATTGCGCCAGCGCCAGTTGGCTGTATAGTTGTCAACATCTGCATTGCTGCTGTCTAAATTTGTAATGTTGTAATTTTGAATATAGCCTGTGTAATAAGTCCAATCATTGGAAAACGTTTTTTGCTGTAATGCAAAGTTGTTAAAAGAATATGGATCGCGCTCACTACCACTGGCATGTACGCTAATGTTATCAGACTTTTCGTGTTCACCTTCAAAGCTGACAATGGTGTCTTGCAAACGATGCCCTAATTTAACTTTCTTGTTAAATGTTTTGTTGCTGCCATAACTGGCCAAAACATAATTATTGGCAGTTACTGATGTGGTCATGTCAATAACACCGGCAACAGCATTTGCACCATACAAACTGCCAGCAGGCCCTTTAATAACGCTCACACGATCAAGTCCAACTGATGAATGTTGGCTGATATCGTCGGCCCCGCTCACAGTACTTTCATCTCTAATAGAAATGCCATTTAGTGTTAGTAGTGTATGATTCGAGTCTGTTCCTCGCAAAAACAAACTGCTACTTTGCTTGGTAGTACCATTTTGCATGATGTTCATGCTAGTTGAATTAGACGTAGATTCTTGTATGGTTCGGAATGGATCTAAATAAACAGTATTCCAGGTATAGGTACTACTAGCTTGCTCTGTAGGTGTTCTTGCTAAAACAATAGTAACACGATATGGTTCTAAATCAACATTGGTTACATGTTGCCCGGCAACATAGACTGTTGTTAAAGATGACAGTTTGCCAACTTTTTTTATTTCATCTGCATGTGTATAAGCAGACAAAAACAAAACAAACAAAATTACTGGAAGTTTTTTTATCATTATAGTACTGTTTAAATAAATTTTATTTCAATGGCGCGACTGGAAGGATTCGAACCCTCGACCCTGGAGGTAGAAGCTCCATGCTCTAATCCAGCTGAGCTACAGCCGCAAACGATTATACTATAAAAGATGCTTTAAGTCAACACGGTCAACTGCCTGTTGGAATGGATTTGATTCGAGCAACCGTAAGTTATGTTCAAAACGGGCACAACTGCTTTGTATAAAATTGTTGACTTTCTCAAAATTACTCAGCAAATCAAGATTGCGTTCTATAGCATAGTAACAACGATCAAAAGGATCCGACATATTTTGGTAACTGTGATCTACAACGTCGTCAAAAACGTCAAACCCCCACTCACGCATAATGTCAGCACAGCGCCAACCACCAACCCATAACGGCAGCGTGCCACTGTATATACTCATTATGGTTTTTTCGGTTATTATAGTTTCCCTTTCAAAAAAAGCCGGCTCGGTGATGATGCTTACGCATGACGGTTCAAAAATTTCTTTTTGAAGAAATCGACGGTAATTTTCCGAGCTTTCAACGTTTTTCTGTTGTAGTCCCCGATCTAACAAATTTTCTTGTCCTAATAAAAAATGTTTTGTGCTGATGTTAACTGGTGTGTTTGTAATCAATGGCGCATACTTTTCTGACAATTGTGCTAATCTGCTAACAGAAACTGTGGGATTTTTCCAGCATAAGGTATAGGTGTAATTGGTCAGTTTAAAATGTTCAATTAATACCAGCAGGAACTCTCGATGTAGCCGCGGCTTATTAATCATGAAATTAAAACATCGACTGCGTTGTGACCAATCAGGTATGATACCTTCGCTAATAAATGTTTGTGTTTCTTTAGCTAAAAATTTTGGATAAAGCACTATATTATAGTTTTTTAGTTCATCATCGTGGCACAGGACATGATCTATTAACAACACATGATTGTGTGGATCACAGGTGCTATTATCTAATAATGCTTTTACATGAAAACAGCGATCGTTTTCATTATAATGATGATCGTTTACAAATATCACTTCGGGCTCGGTTAATACTTCGCCTGAGTAGGCATAACTAGGTCCGTGAATTTTTAACATATTTGATCTAGGATGTGGTTAAATTTATTGGGCCATGCTTGCTCAAATTCGAGTAAAAGACTTCGATTATGTTCAGCAGCACATTTAAATCTGATGTAGTCATTGTCACTATATTCACAATTAACAAAGGATTTCAGTTGTTCAACTATTTGAAGTAATCTTTTACTATGATCTGCTATTTGGTCGTAGTTATGATCAACATAGTCATCTAGTACGTCAAATCCATAACTTTTTAAATATTTAACTGATTGGGGACTACAGTAGAGCAGCCAGGGACGCGGCATTTGTAGTGCTCTAAATATTTTTTCACTAAAAGTAATATGACTGTCACTAGCGTAAGTTTCTAATACCACACTTACTTTTGAGTCAATTATGCAAGATTCTAAGCCTTTATAATTTTCAATATTACTGTAGGGAATTTTTGATCTCATTGTCTGGTGCTCGTAATTGTATTCTTCTAAACCAGATTCAATATACTGCCAATCATAATTGTTTTGCCTCAACAGTATTGTATCTGGATCTGTTATTCCAAGGCGCTGACAATTAAAACTTACTAAGCCGTGCTCTAACAAATTATTTCTAACTAACTCGTAAAACATTTGTGAACGATTGCCATCGGCACGATTCATAAAACAATTATAAGCATAGCTAGGAATTTTTTCAACATACACTGGATTATAATGATTGATGTGCCAGTATTCGGGCACAACTGATAACAATTTTCCTTTGATTGGTTTTAGTGGTATGTTGTCAGTTATGACTATATCATTTGTCCATGCCGCAGGATCATGCATAAACACGCTATCGATTAGGCACCACGATACATCTGTACGATCTTTAAGAACTTGGTTAAGACATTGATTAATTGCATTTTCTCTATCTTGAAAACACCATGACTGCTCGTGTATAATCTGTTTTGGGTTAAACATTGGAAATTGTTAATAGTTTTTTCTAGTTGAATGCTGCCAAATAAGTACTTATATGGAATACTGGAACAATCCTATAAAAAAATATAAGTGGCCTTGCGCCGAAGATCCTGTTGTTGAAAGTTTTCATAATGGGCAACATTGTTTGTTTTATAACCCTGCAATTCCAATAGCAGAAATAAAATATAATACACCATTGATACAATATATTAAATGGGCCAACGATGCTGTACACAATATTGGGATTGATAACACCTCAGATCAAACTCAACTTAGCAAGATTTTAAAAATAAATCTTTTAGTTGAACATATACAAGCTCATGGTATAGTTAAACCAATATTAGTGTACTACACCGGATCTAAATTTGTAACATTGACCGGTGATGGTAAACTCCGAGCACTCGAATGTTTGCCAAACTTAACTACCACTGTCCCGGTGTTTATAACTACTGCAACTTGTTATAAAGATCGACTAGAAGAGTCTACAGGCATGATGCCTATTAGAACATTTAATGAATTTGCCGGTGTATTTGACGCAAAAATTGGCCAACAATTTTTATTTACGCTAACCGATTCTAATGCCCCATATGGAATGTATTGGTATGAATATGCCAGCCCGCTAACCGCTAATGTAACGCCCGATGTTGATGATTCAATCAAGATGCTTAAATCTTATTTTAGCAAACACCTTAACACTCAACTATCCGTTGATTGGTTTACCACTCCGATTGATTGGTCTCAATATCAATAACTTTCTAAAAATTTTTCTATATCACCATACAGTTGCGCTGCCACTGCTTCTCGACTCCCAAACATGTAGACTTTAACTGGCACATGTTTTACTACTTCTATGTAGTAAGGCATTTGTAGTTTGCGATCAAGTGTTAAAATAATGCGTGTAAGAATAACTCGTTTATTAGTAATGGGTTTGACTTCTATTCCATAGTGCGCTAAATTTAGCACACGACTTAATACATAAAAGCCATGGTCAGTTAATCGCATGCCGCCGTTTTTGCGTATGTTTATCCACCAGGTTTTTAGGGCCAAATCAACAGACTCTTTAAACTCTTCCGGCAGCTCTTCAACCAGCCGTTCAGTAAGTTTCAGTTTGTCGCGCACTAGTTTTGGGGCGTGACTGTTTCGCCTTGTGTTAATAGTACCACACTAAACTTGTCAGTTTTAAACTGTGCGTTTAGTTTCTTGGCAAGATTGTGTGCATGGCCAGGATTAGAAAAGCTGACCTTTTTATACTTGGGCCCAGGCTGTTGAACCAGCATGTTGCTGGTTTTGAGATTGATTGGTGTATTGTCAAAAAATACTGCCCAAACGCCTGCTGACGACAGCACCTGCTCAGTCTTGTAAGTGGTCTTATTTGTCAGTTCAAGTAGAACCTTAGGTTTGGGTCTTGACATCATTAAACTCCAACATTTATTTATCAGAAATGTATGTAGTTTTTAAAATGATCCGCCTTCAACTTCAACTGTTATCGTATCATTTTGTTGTGCGGCCACTGCTACTTCACGTAAATTGTTTAATGTTAACAATAACTTAGTGATGTCAGCATGCAGGTCTTTGGCGTCCTTCATTGGCATGGTAAAGTCTTTGGCAGCCCGCGCTTCGAAGCCTTGCACCCGCTCGATAAACTTTTGTATGTGTATGCTCATTTTTTAACAAAGGATGTTAGATCAGGAGGTGTCCATCCCAATGGTTTAAGAACCTTCCCATCATCACGCTTCCGTACCTTTCCAGTTTGCTTGTCAATTTTGGCAAAGTTAGAACGCATAACTTCCTTCCAAGCACCTTCGGCATCGCTGCCCATTGAGTGAATAGCACCAATGGTAACAACTAAGATATCAATTAGCGCATCCAACTGCTCAACACGATCATTGGTATCAACGGCTTGTTGTAGTTCACCAACTTCTTCGGCAATAAGTTTTAGGTACAAATCAAATTGATCTTGATTGCTACGATCTACTGATTGATCGCAGGCTTGCATAAATTTCTCTTGATCACGAAATGGATTCATACTGTTACTTCTTCTTTTGTGTGGAATGGGCCTTGGTAGGGATAGCGTTGTAGTGCAATCAGTTTAGGATCTTGTATTACCCGCCACTTTCGCCCACGTTTGATTGAATACCACCCAGCAGCAAACCAGGACTTGCTTTTTTTAGTTTTGGTGTATAAGGGCAAGCGATGCACCACATCCCAAACTGGATTGTAACAGCGGCCTGCTGCGGAAAATCCATGCACCGTGCCAACTTCGGGCTTGACACGTGGAGGATTTTTTTCAAACGTAATATTTGATTCTCGTGCTGCAAGTTTAATAGTTTTAAACTGCTTGACTTGATCATGAATACGAACTTGATAACCACCGTTTAGTGCTTCAATGTTGCCAACTTTTTGATCTTCTTCTTGTAATATCCAGTATTGTTTATCAGCTACTACTTTAGCTACTAACATCTAATACTCCTTTGTAAGTTTCGTTTAACCAACGACCAAAACTTTCCGCGTTGTCGCCGCATCTGTTAAGATCGTATTTGCCACAGAACTGCATAAATCTCACACCCACTTGACCAATGTCCTTTCGCGACACCTGTTCAATGATAGCCAAGTCCACCGCATCTTTGACTGCCTGCGGTTGACAAGTAAGATCAATCAACTCACGATTGCGCTCATAATCGTCTAGCACACGATGTTCTTCACCATTGTGATCAGTCCATCGTTGTAGCATCATATTGTTCCAGTTATAGCCACGAGCTTTACGGTCCTCAAATGCTTCTTGTAATCCCACTTTGTTTTTGGTGCCCTTGGTGCGAACACCGGGATAAGCGGAAAAAATGTTATCGCTAGTATCACCGCGCATGCATTTTTCAAACAGGAGCCACGCAGGATCGGGAATTTTTTTAGGTTCCTTAGTTTTCTTATCAATCACAGGATTGCCTTTAGCATCAAAAATGCCTTCTGTGGTAATAAGTTCATCGGTAATACCATTATACTGCTTTACATTGGGCGCAACCAACTGAACAAAGTCAGTGTCGCTGCTGATAATAATGTGCTCGTCTTGGGGGTGTAAATCAATCCAACGTGCAATGATGTCATCGCCCTCGGCTGTGGGGCAACGAAGCACACTACAGTTGGTTCGTTCTGACAAGTATTTAGTCAAATTATCATACGTTTCCCAGAACATTTTGTCTTCTTCTGCTTCTGCTTCAGTAAGAGCGGCGCGAGCTACAGCACGGTTGGCTTTGTAGGGTTTGTAATAGTCCTTGCGCCAACTACGCCCTTCTAGAGCAAAAACCACGTGATCTGCTTCAAAACGGCGCACAACTTTATTGGCGCTCATTAGTGTAGTGTGTAATGCTACACCAACTTTCTCCCAAGGATCTGAAGCGCGAAAAGCCGTGTGCCGAGCACGGAAGAACATGTTGGCAGTATCAATTAGAACGTATTTCATAGTCTAATTATAGCAGAAATACCAATATAAGTCAATTGATGATTTGATTAGCAATAATGTATTTTAACATGTGGCGATTCCAAAATGCATGCCCGTCCTTACCAAAATGCCACGATTCGGGCAAGACTGTTTGGATACCCGCGGCCCGTATCCGAGCGTTGTATGTGCCTTCGGACTCATAAGGATCCATATAACTGACTCCCCAATCCTTCCGATCACCAGCGGCTATACTGCTAAAGTCATTGTTGCCATTGAAGAAAATGTGCTTGATTCCTTGCTCTTTTAATTCGGTGTGCAACTGCCAAATTTCTTCATGTGCCGCTTGTGTTTTTGCCCGCCAATCAGAGTCGACCACAAACTCTTTGTAGCGTTGTTGAGCCGACTCGGGCACATCATCAGTGCCGCTGGCGCCCACTTGATGGTAAACACCATCAATCAACCACTCTTCGCGTTCCCAAGTTGACCACTGAATAACTACCAGCAGTTCGCTGAAGTTTTTTATCTTTTTCAAAAACTCTCGTGTGGTGCGCATAATGCGAGCGTTGCTGCTGCCACTTTCAGCACCACAGTGAAAACTGGCCCGCATTGCTTCGCTTAGCCGCCGCCCCCAACTTACTGCTAGATTTTCTGGATGCGGATAACGCCCTTGGTAAAATAGCGCAGGATCATCCATTGCAAACGCATGTGGATTGACTGCTTCAGCAGCCGCGGTATGGCTATCCCCGTTTACATACAGTATCATTAGGAAACTTCCGTCCTACCATCGCCAATGTCGCGACTCTTAACTACACGATTGGGATTGTTAGCCATTTCCTGTTCCCATGTTTCCATAACCACATGGCGGCAAACATTTTGGAACCAACGATCCACAATGTCTGAATCCTTATCATCGGGACGCCCTTGGTATCCTGCTCGTACCAAATTGGCAACAAACTTGTCATTCCAATCTAACTCAAATGAACCTTGGTGTAGGTTTTCAGGATCAATGTCCATACTTAAAATAGCTACCCATGGCTCGCCACGCTCGGTAGCCAACTCTTTTTCGCTTTTTTGTGGTGCCTTAGGCTTTTCAACCTTAGGCTCTTTAATTTCAGGCTTCTTTTTAAATCGATCAAAAAATCCCATTTGTTTTCCTTTATGCAAGACTTGTGTATAAGTGTTGTTGCAAGTTTAGTTTAAGACCGTGCTCAATGCAATACTGTCCAACATACTCGTGATTGCGTTGATTTGCTTCGAGATTTAATAAACCTGGTTCCCAGAAGCTGATAACTTCGTCCACTGTACTACGCTCTGTCATGGTAATCTGTCCCTTCTCTGCTCGCAATAGTTTAATCTTTTGCGGAAAACTATTATAAACATTCATTGGACTTACATAGATATCTCGACCTGTTTGTTCCTTCCACTCAAGTGCCCAATCTGGCACTTCGGCGTATGGACTGCCTTCAGTTGCTTCCATAACAAATTTTAAGCAATTGGCACGTTCAAGAATTGTTTTGCTGGGAGCATAATATCTAACTGCCTTGCCTTCCTTCTCCATACACTTTGGAGAGCATACTAGCGTTACGCCTAGTGGCACATCAGTAGATAAAATGCCATTGCTTTCAACCTGAACTGCTTTAAACTTGGGCAGTTGCTGCCGCATGAACTCGCTGATGTTGTCTTGTAACAGCGGCTCACCACCTGTCATCACTAATACAATGTTGGGAAAATCAACCAATCGTGTGTTTATATCTGCAACAGGTACAGCCCACAGTGGCACTAGTTTGCCTTTACTGGTCCAGAAGCTGGTGATAGTGTCATACATTTTGCGTTCAATGTCCGCAAACGTCATCCAGTCACCGTCGTCAAAGAAAGTGTCACAAAATGAGCAATCTAAATTACATTTAGCCAGTCGAATGAATAGCGCAGGTTGACCAGCGAAAGGCCCCTCACCTTGTAGGGTGAAGAACATACTGGTTACAAAAAGTTTTTCAGGTTCTGTATCCTTGAAGAACTTCTTCCCTATGATTTCATTAGTACCAAACATATTATTCCTTGCTAAATCTTCCTAAGATTACCCCACTGTTTTGTCTATAACCTTCGTTGTGCAAATGGCGATAACCTTGCAGCAACAAAAATGGAACAGCAGCAGAACACTTCCCGATAAACACACCTTCATTTGGATGATACCAAGTATCATCGCAAACAATAATACTATTTTCTGTCATCCTACGCATGAGTAAAATTGCTTGTAGCAAATGTGTTTGTTGACTACTTAGATTAGTCATTTCAATGTTCATTAAATCTCTGTAGCGTTGTTTCACATCTGCTACAAATGACTCTTCGGCACCACCAAGCCAATAATCCCAATCAAAGTTATCAAGATATGCCAGCGATATTTTAACATTGGGATCTAAGTGTTCTAAAAACTGTTCTCCACGAGCATGCACTAATTTTACATGATCTGGTAGTCGGTTGTCAACCTTCAAGTTATCGGCTGCGCGATTGATTTGATCTGCGTCAACATCCACACCATAAAAATCTACGCCACGCTCTAAACATAAATCAGCAAAAAATCGAGTGCTGCCCTCACCGCGATCTACTCCAATTTCAACCCAACTGCCATTGTCAATAGCGTCAATAAACTTTGTTATGTTACGATAGTAAGTACCCATTATTTTTTCTGTCCTTTAAGAATATTCCATGCATTGGTTTTTTCCAATAACTGTTTTTCTAATTTTCTATATTGGTCACCCAACTGCTTTAGCTCATCCCACTCTTGCTCTAATTCTGGATTTGGGTTGAGTAAGGCCAATCGAGATTCGATATTTTCAATGGCTTTCAGCAAACTTTTGTCCCCGACTGTAATATCACAACCATCCTTGAGTGTAATACCTTCATCCCCAAATTGTACTGCTTGTTCGGAATAATCATTCCATGTAACACTCCCAGATGCATATTCGGTGTTGATAGAATAAGTTGTGCTGTCGTCCAAATTAATAGTTAATGTATCAAGTGTGTCAGTCATATAGTTACCTTTCTTGCCTTTACCAACAAGTGCCAACCTAAGTACTCTCTCACCGCTTCTCGCATGGCTCCGGGCATAGCTTCAAACCAAGGCTCAAGTTCATAGCGTCCTTGCTTGTACGCTTCTACATTATACATGAAACAGTGGTCCTGACGCAACCGCTCAATAGAAAAGCGATTCCCTAGCAAGTCGGCGATATCATCTTTGGTGTAGCTTTTAGCATATGGGCAACCAGCTTGCGCTTCATATTGGTCAAGCCCTTTGTTGATCATTGCTTGTTTCCAACTATTTTTAGCATAAACCATAAAACGGAATTCTCCATTGGGTTTAAGAATATTGTACACATTGTCAAGTATACGATCAATGGCTGGGAAATGATGTATTACCCCATAGCTGTAAACCAAGTCAACAGGAGGTATTTGATTGTAAGTGTTCCAATCGCTGGCGTCACCTGAATAAAAATTACCTGCTAGCCCCTCAACTTCGAAACGCTGTTGCGCCAGTTTAACACTGGCTTCGCTGTAGTCAATAGCATAATAGTCAGCACCATGGCGGGCAAATTCAGCAGCGTCGGATCCAATACCAGGACCGATTTCTAATACCTGCTGCCCTTGCCACAAGTGAAATCCTGCAAATTCTGGAATGTGGGGCTCCACAAGAAACCGGCGAGCCGACACTTCTTGGAAAAATTCGAGACTGCCAACGGCGTTTCCGCTGTGGCGAATATTACAAGGCTGATTGTTCCAGTATTGTTTGATGCGTTCTTCTAAACTTAGCGTCATTTTTGTTTTGCCCAATCAGGTTTCCACTGAGACATTTGATTGTTTATATCATTGACTTTTAACTTTTCCCAAGGGTCCTGTTTACCTGTAAACACTCCTTGAAAAAAATCAGTGTTTAAACCACGAGACTTCATGTATGAAGCCAATCGGTGTAAATCCGCTATGCGTTTTCTATACCAGTTTGCATGATGGAAGTCCCGTGGATCTTCGGGATTGCCCTCTAGCATCGGCCGTGTTTCAAATATGCTGTCTTTGTTATTGCCAGTTAAATCATATCTATCATGCGTCACATGTACATTTATACGTTCCCATATATCCATTACATAAGCCTGTTGGCTGATCCAAGCATCGCTGATTTGGTGGGGACTTAGATAGCCAAATAACTCAAGCCACTCGCGGGGCACAATGGGAAAAATGCTGTAAGGATGATCGCGATGTGTGTGAAAAGCTAATATTTTAAATTCACCAGTATGGTTGGCTATTACAGTATCCCAACCCGGCGTTTCCATTACAGCATCGTCATTCCAAAATACCAACCAATCAGCGTCGGCGCTTTTTGCTAGGCTGTTTACATACTCGTTTAGTCGAATATAGCCCAGTGGTTCAAATATACGAGCTTGATAATTTACACCAAGCTCGTCTAACTTAGGCTGTAGTGTTTGCTTAAAATAGTCAATGGTTTCTGTATCGTCGCGATCGAACCCAATTAGCACTTGAAACGAATCAACATTGTCGGCTGTGTTTACAACACTTAGTATACTGCGCTCAAGTGCGGCTGTTCTGCCTCTAGTGGGCAACAGTAATGCTATGTTGTATTCACTCATTTGTTTTACTGCACAATAACGATCAGTTTCGACTGAAAATACTTTTTATCAAAGCAAGAAAAAAGTTTGTTTTCTTTTTAGATTTATGGGGGCATTCAAACCAGCGGCAGCCATCTTTGTTGAACTTAGACAGCATTACTCCGCAGGTGGTACATCTTATCTTGACCTTCTTATTATTTCCAAAAACATTGTAAACTTCGTCGTAATCCATAATTACTTTTTTGTAAACCAGTCACCGAAGTAGTGTTTAATAAAAACTAAAATAACAATCCATTTAAGTAAGTTGAGGGCTTCACTAAATATTGAGCCGAACCAATAACGCTGTTCGGTTACAAATCCTAGCCCCAAAAACACTATAACTCCAAACGTGATTGCAAAATATTTTAATCCACTTTTAAAGTGCTTTTTAATAAATTTACCAACTTCGCTAACGCTTTTCTTTAAATCCATAATTTACTCCAACAAGTTCTCATTCCATTCTCGGTGCCCTTCCCTCCATGCCATATTACTTTGTGTTTCACGGACTTCTACACGATAGCACCACAAGCGTTCTGCTTCGCCTGGCCCCCACATTTCAGGAATGTAAACACCATTGACATAACGATATAGCATATCGCTTAGTCCTTCGCAGCCCAGTTTAGGCAGCACTACAACCTTGGCCATTTTCTTTTCTTGTAGGAGTTTGTATGTGGCCATTTCCGGATCATCTTGTGCAACAATCAGTGTATGGTCAAACTGATCTTCTAGTATCTTCTTTAGTTCTTTAAGTCCGCCGTAGTCAGCAGCCCAGTTCCTTACATCCAAATCATCTGTACCAAAATAAAACTTCATGCTAAACGAATAGCCATGAATTAAATTACAATGACTATCCGCACGCCACTGACGATAAGCGCAGGGAAAAGCATCGTGATATTCTTTTGTCGATGTATACTTGTACACCCGGGGTTGATTTGCCATGTTTTCTCCTATGTTAAATTATAGCATAGGCAGCAGAATTTGTATACCGGGATGATGCTCTAAGACCGGTGCAATACTTTATTTATTTGCGATAGTTGCCCTTGCCGGGAATTGTGTTTCGCACACCCCCAACCGGATCCTCAACATCACCATTTCGGCGAGGGATTAGATGCACATGCGGCCAATTGACCGTTTGTCCTGCTGGAGTTCCATAATTCATACCAATGTTAAACCCATCGCATTCGCCCGATTCAACCATACGCTGGCCTTCTGTGAAAGCATTGTCAATTGCTTCCAGTAATATGTGTTTCATGTTAAACTTGGGCACAAACAACAAGTGTCCCGGTGTACATGGATACTTGTCTAAGTATACTGCCACACGATAGTTTTCCCGCACCAAATCGGTCCATGGTGCGGTACTTTCTTCGATTGATTCAGGTATGTCTTTGAATATATGCGTTTCCATTTTACAATGCCAACTTATACAACAGCCCAATTTGACCAGTGCCGTCTTGCCCGTATGTTGCTGAAAAGTTCAGGGAGTGATTCCGTTTTACATAATCATAACTAGCACCCACAAAGGCCAAATTTGAGTTACGAATTTTGCTGTTTACATTTGAGTAGTGCATAACACCGCCGGCATCCACACTGGTTGGAACAGTTAATGCTACAGATCCGCTTACAACTGCTGGGCGAATACCTCCGTACAAATTGATGTTTTGATCCCTCCAACCAGCCATTGCGTAAACACTACGAACAGGTGTTACACGAGTAACCATACCATAGTTGTATTGCCCAACAGTATTCATAACGCCTGCTTGTGCCCAACTACCAGTACGTTCGGGACTGTACATTACATTAAACTCGGCAGTAGTAGAACCGGTGCTTTGCCCCCACATGCCCGAGAAGTTGATCCAGGGATTGCGATCTGTTTGCGTAACAGTCACTTGGTACTGTACAGGTTGATAGTTAGGATCAAATGCTTGACTGCTTACACCAACACTGATGTTAGCACCCGAGCCGCTAACGGACAAGCCATTGTTGGTCATTACAGATCCTGCAAAGCGGCTGCTCCAACTTTGTCCCGGTGTGTGTTTCAAATAGTGTAGCGGCTGCGACGAGGACGCAACAGCCGGAGATAAATCAACTATAAAATCTCTTTGGAAACTGTCCACAGCCGACACCGATGACAACACAGAGGATACTGTAGCATCTACACCGCCTGAAACGCTCAAAGAGCCACTAAGTGGAGCAGTAGTACCTGTGCGACCAGTTACGCTGATACCCAAATCTCCCACTGGTTGTGTAGCACGATTTAGATCCAGCAAGCCTTGCCCCATTACGTTGACATTATAGTTGGGTAGATTTTTGTTGGCAGTTTTCAACAGCAACTGAACAATTTGATTGCCCTTCATATAAGGCCACAGTTGGTGTACAATTGCCGCGGCTCCCGAAACTGCTGGTGCCGCAAAACTGGTACCACTGCTGGTCCTATATAAACCATTGTAGTCAACCGTTTCAATGGCCACGCTGGGCGCCATAATGAAAAAGTCGGAAGTGCGATATTGATCCTTACAAACTGAGTCGACTACGACTTTACAAACGTGTCCAGCACCGTTGCCTTCGGGCGTTTTACTTGTAGAGTTCCAGCCACCTGCAATCAACATCTGACCGTTGAGCAACAAATTTCCCCCAGCATCAGTTGCTGTAGCAAATACAGCGGGCGACTGGGTGTATTGTAAGCCTTGATTGCCGGCTGCCACAACCAATACCATTTCTTTGCCCAATACTCCTGCCCAGTCAGTGGGCTTGGCTAGGTTATAGTAGTTGGTTCCGCCATAGTAAACGTGGTTGCTGTAGAAGGTGCCATCGCCCAACCGATACACACTACTCTTATAGTCTGTGCTGTAATTGGTGTTAGAACTTAAATTGGCCACTACAATGTCGGAGTATTGTTGTGCCCACAGGAGCGCCTTGAGAGCAGACGCCATACTTACACTAGAAGTATTACCAATTTTGGCCACAGCCAGATTAGCATCAAATGCTACGCCATACATTCCCTTGCCATCACGTGCGCCGGCAGCAATAGCAGCCACTTGACTACCGTGCCCCACAACGTCTTGAATACCTGTGGTAGTATAATCAACGGTGTATTTGATTTTGCCGGCAAATTCACTGCCATCAATATCGATACCAGTGTCCATAACAAGAATAGTGGATCCTTTACCAGTCCAACCTCGGGCATACGCATAGTTAGCACCAATGGCACTGATGGTTTTGCCTGCCTCCCCTGTTAGATAGTAAGCAGGATCGCGACTGGGCACTGGTGTTGGAGTACCCATGTTTGTATTGTTATAGTAAGTTGATGCATTAAAATTAGCATCTACTGTAGTAGGAGTGTCCGGCGCTGTTGTTGTTTCAGTGGTTGTGGTTGTGGGTCCACTGATAACAGTAGTGGACACAATTTCTTTGGCTGTAAGTTTTCCATCAACGTAAGTGTATTGCCATCTTTGTGATACCACACTACCATCTGCTAATGTCGCAGTTCTAGTAACATAAGAATATCGGATCACTGGTTCTGCAACCACCGGTGCAGGCTCTACCACCGCTACTGGTTCCGGTGCAGGAGCAGGTGTTACAACCGTTGTGCTGTCAATGCTTTTGTCAGTTAGTTTTTCGTCAGTATAGGTATACTTCCATTTTTCTGCAACAACGCTACCATCGGCTTGTGCTACAGTTTTGGTGACAAACGCATATCTAATAACTGGCACAGGAGTTGGCGGCACTACCATCGTGCTACTAACTACGTTACGAGCAGTGATTTTACCGTCTGTGTAGGTAAGGCGTGTTACTGTTTCAATAACACTACCATCAGCTTGCGTCTTGCGATCAGTGACGTTATTGTAAGTAATTACTGGTGCTTTTACGCCTAATACTGTTTCGCTAACAACCGTTTTGGCTCTAAGTTTGTTGTTAACATAAGTGTATTGCCATCGTTGGACCACGGTGGTGCCATCGGCTTGTTTGACTTTTCGTGTTACATATGAGTAACGAGTGACGTCCGCTGCCAACGCAACAGAAACAACTGCCACTAACAATAGCCCTACCAAAAACTTAACAAATCGACTCATAAGAGTTCCCCAAATTGATAATGTACATACATTATAGCAAAATGGTATTTATCGGTCAACCACGGTCCAAATGCTTGATTTTATTGGGAATTCCGTTCCATTTTTCGTAATCGGGCAGCGGATCTTTGCGTTTGGTAATTACTGGCCATTTTTTTGCCAATTCGGCATTGATAGCAATAAACGGACGCTGATCCTCGGGCAAGTCTTCTTCGGCATAAATGGCGTTAACAGGACACTCGGGCACACAAACTGCACAGTCAATGCATTCATCAGGATCAATTGCCAAAAAGTTTGGTCCTTCAACAAAACAATCTACTGGGCATACATCTACGCAATCGGTGTGTTTGCATAGAATGCAATTGTCAGTTACCACATATGTCATATTAATAAACCCCTTTACCACCAGCAGATTGCTGTAGTTTAATGTTGTCAAAGAACTCTTTTTTGGTTGCGGGGTCAGTTTGGAACGCACCCTTTAGTACTGTAGTTTGCGTCAAACTCGAAGTGGCCATTATACCTCTATTGGTGCAACAACCATGTTCAGCACCAATATGAACTGCTACGTTTGATGAGTTGGTAGCACGAGCAATTTCCCGAGCAATGTCGTTGGCTAGTTCTTCTTGTAGCGTACCACGACGAGCACACCATTGTGCAATGCGAGTGTATTTACTCAGTCCAATTAATTTTTCTGCGGCAATGATTCCAATATACGCAACACCAGTCACTGGCTGATGATGGTGACTGCACATGCTGTTCAGTTCACTGCGCACTACTAGCATGCCTTCATAGCGTTCATCAGAATCATTGGGAAAGGCTGTAGCATCCGGGGCAGGATCGTAACGTCCACTCATGATTTCGTTAAAATACATTTTGGCCAGCCGCCGGGCCGTACCTTGGCTGTTGGGATCGTTTTCACGATCAATCAGCAACGCATCTAACACTTGTTCAAATGCTTCTGTTGCTTCGTCAATCAGCAGTTCTTTGTTGTTGTCTGAAACGTAGTCACTGATATTATCACCAGCCCAAAAACGTTTACGGTCTTTTCGCATTTGTTCGCGTATCACTTGCGACAAATTTTTTTCTTCATTCATTTATTATGCTCCGATGTTAAGGCAGAGGATTGCCGTTGTTTATTATACAAGGTATTTAGACAGTTGTCAATCAACTATAGTAATAGTTCGTAAATCAGGATAAGGCACAAATACTGGTGCCGGACGATTTTCTTGAAGTCCTTTTAGGAGGGCCAATCCTTGTTGTGCTTCTTCAATTGTGGGCTTGTAGTGGTAGCCGACATGGAATATTTTTTGCTCAACCCAAGGACTAATAGTCAAATCTCTACCATCATAGCGTTGAGCAAGCAAAGTTTTGTATGCTTCGCTGTCATCTAATAGGATAGCACCACCACGGCCAATGTGCAATGGTTTGGTATTACCAAAACTCAAACATTGTAGTGTGCCCGATCGATACATGTTTTCCTCTAGCCGACGTGCGCTATCCCAAATCCTTGTACCGTGGATCTGATACTCGCCTTTCCAAGTTTGCCGATCCTCGTCGAGATAATCATAAACAATGTCCAATTTGTGCATGGTCATTGGTATGCTCAAATAGGTAAATGGAGTAAATTCACATTCCTGTATGCGATCATATCGCAAGCAAAGTTCAATAGCATGCGTACAGCAGTCAGTCATAACAGCATACGGTGCGCCAGCAAACTCGGCTAACTCTTTTTCAAAACGTAGTATTGTATCAAAGATCATCGATTGTACCATGCCCAAGCATGACTTATTATGTTATTCAAATTGTATTTAGGTTGCCATCCTGCCACTTGAATAAATTTAGAAGCATCAGCAGTGAGAACAGCTGGATCACCATCCCTTGCTTGACCAAACACCACAGGAATACTGTGGCCCACAACTGCTTCTGCACCATCAACTATTTCAAGGTTGCTATGTCCTACTGATGTCCCCAAGTTATAAACACCTGCGGGTATTGTATTTTCTAGTGCCATAACATGTGCGCGAGCAATATCTTCTACATGTACATAATCGCGAACACAAGTTCCATCGGGCGTTTCAAACTTATTTCCGTTGCAAACAAACTGAGTATTATTTTTTACGCTTTCGAGCACACGAGCAATAATGTGTGTGGCACCGCCTTTTTGCCCGTGCCTTGCGCGACTATCTGCACCACAAGCATTAAAGTAGCGAAAAGCCACATAGTCCAAGTTGTAGGCACGGTGATAGCTGGCCAAGGCACGTTCAATTGCGAGTTTAGTTTCACCATAAGGACTAATGGGATCAGCAGGATCCACTTCTTGACAAGGAGTCATCACTGGCCGTCCGTATGTGGCTGCGCTCGAGCTGAATATAAATCGTATGTTCTGTTGCCGGCGACTCCGTATAATGTCCAACATAGCAATGGTTTTAACCACATTGTTGTTGTAATATTCAGCAGGATCGGTCATACTGGGACCAACCAAGCTGGTGCCAGCACAATGAATGACAGCGTCTGGAAAGTCCACCATCAGTGGACCCAGGCCTTCGACGCTGGCAAAGTCAGCCCTAACAAAGCGATCTAATGTAATGGGCAGTTGATGATTTTCACGATCAATGCCGATTACTGTATGTCCCGCATCTTTTAACTGTAGGGCGATTTGGCCGCCGATGTAGCCGCTTACGCCCGTTACAATTACTTTCATCCTTCAATTCTTACCACTTGGTATTTTTCATGGCTCGCATAATCACGATAGCGATTACCCGCGCGATTCCACTGCTCTCCCTGCCCTTCAATAATGTCAATCACACGATCAACAGTACCGTCAGTCCAATCACTGATCAAGCCCATGTTGTGATGTGGTGCCCGTAGGAGATTCTGCATCTTGTGATAAGCATCATCAATGCTCCAAGGAACATACAGTCTATTGGGATCATTGGCAAATGTTTCGGGAAAACTACGATATGCTGGATACAGCACATTACAACCTAGTGTGTCCGCTTCGCTTACTGTGTTTGACACCCAGTCTTGCAGCGCACAGTTAAACAATACTCGAGTATCATTCAGCAGAGCATAGTATTGATTTTTGCTTAGGTTGTCATAAATCTTTAATTTACCTTCGGACTCCAGCTGCCGTGCTCGCGTAACATAATCGGAATTGTTGCTCCGTAACGCACCACCCGAGTAGATGGCAAATTCACATGGTTCACCGGACAGCTCGCCATACATTTCAATCAAGTCCATGAAAAAGCCGGGCTGCTTTTCCTGATCAAATCGTGCAGCAAATCCCACACGTCGCGGACGTTGATCAAATGGTTTAATATTGTCAACGCCACCAATACGCTCCAGCACTTCGGCTTTGCCAAACGCCAGTCCCGAGATATTGTAGATTGGGCAGTCCCAACCAGCAATGCGCATGTGTGCTACCATTTCTTCGTTGGTAGCAAGTACTGCTCCACCTGATGTGCGCACTAGTTCACATACCATCTTTTCATATAAGCCCATCCATTTTGCCATGCCCCAAACATGTACGAAATCATCAGGATCAATGGTCTGAGCAAGACAGCGAACAAAAATCCTAGGACGCATAGCAGCATCAACTTGATCCATAATATAAGGCAAGCTCTCAATGCCGGGCTGAAACATATCTTCAAAGTAGACAACATCTTCACCTGTAACTTCTCCCTTACGCATCATTTGCACCAGATTCATCAGTTGGCTCATACCAAAGTAACTGCGACCGTGTGCATCCAACACTTGGCCCACTGAAATTGACTGCGAGT